TCATTGTTCATACTGATCACCTCCTTTACTTCTTAATAATGTTCCCAAGTACTGAATAGTCAGAGAAAAAATCATCTGAGGGTTGGGCTTTATCTCACCTTTGTCTTTTTGACAGGTTTCAAATTTGCTTTTATATTCTTGAGCCTCAATTAACGATCTCCCCTTGGCTTTATTAGCTTCATCCAGCTTGCCCTCCAGTACCCCTATGCGAGCCTGTGCCAACGGTAGGGCATCGGAGCCATTTTTGAGCTGCTTATTTAGAGCGTCAATTAGGGATTTATAGTACTTTTCCTTATCTAGCAGTGACTTTTCCAACCTGCTTACTTGCTCAACCCTGTTTACAACTTCTTGGCCAGCCTTATCCAATTCTGATTGCTTATCATTTAGCTTGTTAGATAGGTCAGTTTCACGGCTTTTATACCCTCCAATAACACTTTTAATTCTGTCAGTGGGGGTAGTGTTGGGGTCATCGTTTATCTCAAGTATCTTTAATGCTTCTGGCCACTTTGTAGCTGAGGCGACTATTTGTTCATATTTAACTCGCCATTCAGGTGTGTTGGGAATCAAACAGCCTTCAGGAGTTGAAGTTGCCCCATTTTCTTTTTTGTATTTTCTCAATTCATCAAAATATTCCTGAGGGTTAATAGCTCCAAAGTAACCATTGTTGTAGTTGTCGCTGACAAACTTACCATTTGAAAGTTGTCCGCGTTTTACAGTCAGGTGTAGATGGCTACCCGTACTGTTGCCGGTATTGTCACTGACAGCCATTGCATCACCCTCATTTTTATTTTCAAAATGCTCGATTGATTTGCAGTGAGCGTATGTGAGCTTGTGGGTGTTATAGAGCCGGACGATAACTTCAAAGTACAATCCAAAGCCGTCGTTACCTTCATTGCCTTGGGCATAAAACTGTGACTTCCAGGAGGAGAAAATATATCTGAAACCTTGAGGAGTATCTGGAAACTTGGTTTTTAAATCCCAGCCATTATGTCCTTTAAGTCCAAAACGGGCATAGGCTTCTGGATTTCCTCCAAATCCTTGAGTAAGTTCAAATGGTTCTATTGGTCGAATAATGTCAGACATATGGTTATCGGTAAATCAAACTCTTTATACTTTGATTGTCCGTGGAACCTGGCGTTTGTTTCAATGGATTAAGTGTTGATCCCTGTCCATTGCTCTCACTATCTTGGGGAACTCCACCGGGAAGAGTTGTTTTCAGCAAACGCTGTAAATCTGCTGCACTAAAAGTAATACTGCTTTGGAAGAGAGCAGCTTCTTTTGGGTCATCTTTCATTAGTAGCGGAACCACCTGGGGGATGAGTTTTTCTGCTTCTTCATTCCAACGCAAAGCCATTTGCTGAGCGCCTTGAAGGTCGCCAGCCTCTATCATCTTTTTCATTTGCAAACGAGTCGTATTGTATCCAACTTCAGTATCGTATTTAATGTCCCAGGCTATTCGTTGCTTCTCACCACCGTGTGTTCTGTAAAAACGATCCATAGTTAATCCAAGAACATCTGCAGGGCTCAACAGCTCGCGCGCTAGGCTTCCTGTAAGCCCATAAATGGCGTGTGTGAGCTTCATCGGGCTTACACCAAGTGCGCGTCCTATTGTGATTGCTAAATCAGGCGTTCTGCTGTCATATTGTTCCGATGGTGCTACTTTATCCAATCTTCTGGGAACAACGGGAAAGCCGGTAAAGAAGTTGGTATTAGTCGCTATCTCTAGCGGGGTGCGAATAATTGGCGGGAGAGCTCCTGAGAAAAATGCTTGTGCAGATAGCTCGCCGTCACGAGTGAACGGGACCGGAGCGAGCTGGCTCATCCATTCCAAGCCAAGTTTAAACAAGTTCTGTGGTTCTTGTTTTCTGACATACTCAAAGGCGTACATTAAAGGATTAAAGAAAATTGCTCCTATGTCACCTTTGGGAATTTGAACTACCTTGGGAACACGGTTGCCTTCCTCGTCTTTATCCTCGCCGACAATAACGATGAAATAGGTGTCTTTTGCCCATTGAGGAATATCGTCCCAGAGTTCTTCATGATTCATCACGTTATAGAAGTAGGTGGCAATTCCTGGCAAGACTGTCAGTGCCATCGCCCGCGCAGCAGTTCGAACAGGATTATCTTTTAGTACTCGGCCGACATTTAGTAAACCTTGCCACCTGGCATTCACAAATGGGACCCACATATTTATTAGACGTGCTTCTACTCCGGATTTAGCAAAGTCGACTGTGACATTTCGGGCTTCAAAGGCTGCCTCTAATGGAGTAGCTCCTTTGCTAAGAGCCTTCTTGTAAATTCCAAGCCGTGGAGCAAGCTCAATGGCTTCAGAGAAATTTCCAATCAACTCAAACGGATTAATAACCGCTTTTGTTCTTTCCATCCAACGTGGGCGAAATAGTTGTTCGGAGGCAGTGGCCAACCCTTTGCTGGATTCAATATAGCCGCCATATCCACCCTGATTACGCATAAAATCGTCATAAGCCTTTGATTCCCACTTAAATGCTGAGCGAAAGCCATCTTTAAATCCTGAAAGCCACACAGCAGGATTGAAGCCGTACTTTGATACTAGTGTGGCTGTTTGATAGTCACGAACGGCATTTGACAGGGTAAATGGGAAGTAAAGTGTCGTAGTCCCTGCTTTAAACGCTTTTGAAGACAACATAACCAGTTTACCCATCAAACCAGCCTGAGCAGGACTCATCGCATGCATGGCTTCCGACAATTCTTTTGGTACTGCCCAACGGGTAACTTTGCCACCAATAAAAACACTGATTGATTCCCATTCTTGGGGAGGGTTTTGACCTTCAGGTATGTAACGAATCAAACCTTTAGTAGCATCTGGGTGTGATTTTCTTAAGTCAACAAGTTTTAGTGCAACCTTGTTTCTCTCGACAAGGCTTACTGCTTTTGTCAGATTATCGATAATTGAAACAAAGGGATCGCGGATAATTTTGTCAGTACCTTCCAATGCACTAACTACTCCTTGTTTGCTGACAGAAAATGTTTCTGAGCCGATCACCATTTTGTCGGCTTCTTCCAGAGTAGGGATAAACTCCAAAACATGGAATGGTAACCAGTTCTTATTCTTTTCGACTACTGCATTAAATGCCTTATTGCTTAAAACTCCGACATCTCTCATCGGCTCTAGAATTGACTGAATTGCCCAATTTTGCATGCCGTTGCCAACCTGTTGAAAGGTTTGGAACGATTTATCACCCACTTTATTTTTTAATTCTTTGAGAGCTTCCTCTGCTGTATATTGAGTCACCCCTAGAGGATTTTCTATTCCTCTGGCTGCTCGCTCCGAAGTTCTCTGGGCTAGAATATATCGAGTAAAATCTGCTCTCATTTTTCTTACAGGTTGGAGAAGAGCATAGAGGTCTCGGAAGTTACCTTCTACGATACCAAAACGTCCAGCATACATTCTGGCACCTACATAAGGACTCGAGTTTATATCAATAGGTTTGCCCTGAAGTTTACTCACTTTATTTTCAAAATCACGAATTGGGGCGAATCGATCGGTGAAAAGACGAGGGAAAACTTCAATTGCTTTTTTAGCTTTATCTAAAAGACTGGCGGCAGGTGAAAGTTTCCCGACCATAGCATCTATTTGCTTTAGTGCAGTACCATCAGGTGGCAAATCATCTGATCCAATAGATGTTTCCTGAGGAGGCCTAGGTGGAGAGACTGGAGGAGCTGATACAAGCTCATCAGCCCTTTGAGTATCGGGTGCGACAACACTACCACTTCTTCGTTCCTGAAAGATTGGTTCATTGGAAACCTCCTTGGGATCAGGGGCACGCTCAGCTTGCTCCAGTTCAATTTCTTCTGGTCTTCGGTATTTATCTTTAATCTCACTTGCCTTTACCGCTGTTTTCTCCTGGGTTGATAGTTTTTCAACAATTTTAGGTGTTTTTGATTCTGTCTGGCTGATTGAATTATTAACAGTGGCTGAGTTGCTAAAAGCTTTATCGTATCCGCGCCTGAAGGTTTCCAAAGAACCTTCTTTGTCAGAATAAACTTTGGTTATTTTTATGTCTTTGGGGTTGAGGGCAACCAATAAATCAGCTTCACCTGCAGCTTTAAGAACTACTGAGTCGTATCCTGCTTTTCTGAGTGCAGTATCAACTAACAGCCTAGCTGTTTTGTCTTTGAGATAAGTATTTATGCTCTGATCGAGATCTGTTTTGCCAAGGACTTGATGTATAAACTTACCCCACTGCCCAGCGCCAAAGCCCATGAACTTTTGTGGCAGATCAATAATGAATGGTTTTTTTGGTGTAAACTCAGTTTCGATGATGGCCAAGTTCGCGCCCATTCCGGATGGGTCAGCACGCTTTCCATAAAAAAGTGCTCCAGACATGGCCCCTTTATTTCCAGGCTGTAAATAAACCCCTTCGCCGTATTTTCTGCCCCCTGATTCTAGAAAGGTTTCTGCCTCTGGAACTTTGAATCCAGTTTTTTGAATGATGTCTGCAATTGCTTTGGTGGTACCATGATATGAGATTACTGGTTTATTTGGCACAATATCACTGGCTTGTTTTGATAAGGCTAAGCCTCGTTCATAGCCTTCCTGAAGTATTTGTTTGCCAGCTTCAACACTGGAATATCTTTTCTTTATCCATTCGGGAATACGATCAAAGGTCTCATCAATAACTTGTCGTAACTCTGGCTGAGTTGTTTCTTTGCTTATTGAAGTTGTAGGTTGCGTTGCTGGTAAAGTTTTAATTGTAGGTTTGGATGGGGTAACATCTATTTTATTTTCCATGGCGACCGTCACTAAGTCGGCATCAGTCAATTCAGCAACCTTACCAAGCCTTGTTTTGGCACTCTTGCCACCCAAAGCCGTAACTATTTCATTTCTTTGTGTATTGTTAAGCGTGGCTCTAATTGATAGCCCTGCCGGCATATTTCTGACTGCTCTCACAACAATTGCTCGCTTATTTGGCACATCTCTCCAGAGCTGGTAGTAAAGATCTTGGAACTCTTGCCTGAATGTCTTACCAGTGTAACCAGTTGGATTACTCACTTTTGATAAAAATTCATAGGCACGGTTAGCAGTATTCCAAGCCTGATTGAACTGACCCATCTCCTGAGGAGTTTGTTTGGCTTGAGCCGGGAATTGCTTGGTAATATTAACCACCTTATTTTTCCAGGCTTGTTTGATTTCTTGAGCGCTAGCTTTTTCATTAACTCCCAAGTAGTTCAACGCCTGATTCTTGGTAATTTTTAACTGCTCTCCAGCTACTTTTTCAATTTGTTTTTCGGCGGCTGATTTATTCGGTAGATACTTGGCTACAGCAAAATTGAGTGAATGCAATCCCATCATGGCGGCTGTGTTCTTAAGCGCGTCTTCACTCGATTCACCCTTTATGAGCGAAGTTACATAAGTGGCCGGTCCGATAATGGCAGAGGACTTTATAAATGAAGGCTTCATTCCGGCAATAGAAAATGCACCTCCAAGAGCGAAATCGCTTACGAAATCTTTTGATCGTTGTTGTGCATCCTTCTGTGCTTCTTCCTTCTGTAGTTGAGTTAATCCCGCAAAAGTGAGTCCATTTGATAGAACACTAAAAGTTTTCGGAGCAATGGTTGCAACTCTACCTAAAAGAGGCACTCCTTTAAGGGCACCTTGAACCAGTCCACCTCCAACTACAAATGTGCCAATGGTTCCCAAGACGTTAAACTCAACTTCAGTCATTTTTCCGGCCATTTCTTCAACATCATTGGCATATTTAATTTCTGGATCCCACCAGCCGAAAGTTAATGCTTGCGCTAATCCATCTCCGGCCCCTTTGAGAGCTCCGATTGTTGCCTTAGGCAAACGCTCCAGAACGTCTGTGTCACGCGCACCAAGGCCAAGAGTTTGCGCCGTGGCTTCAACGTAGATATTTTTGAATGGTTTATATGACCCAACTGTTGGTCCGGGAATAGAGAACTCACTTTGTTCAGGTTTTAGCTTTTCTAGTGGAGTCAGAATATTTTCAATTTTCTGAGAACCCATCTTCGCCACTTTACCGACTGTTTTTTGAGACTTACCAAACAAATCACCAATTGTCTGTCCGGTCGCTTGGATAGACGATGTAATATTTGTTTTGAGGTTACTTAGAAAGTTGTCCATAATTTTTATACTCCAGGCGTAAATAGTCGTCTTAAGAAACCCATTACTCCAGGCTGATTTTTAAGTTGCCATTCTTCATCGATAATGCTTGATGCGTTTTTACCTTTGTCTGTATTCACACTTGAAAGATTCGTTTTAAGCTGATCAGGGGTAAAGCCTTGTTTCCAAGCAGCGCGTATTTCGGTACGAAGATCACCTTCATTTACAGTTGTGCCTGTCGATTCTTCAGAGGGTTGCTCGTATAAACTGGTAGTTCCTAATGATGGGTCAAAGAACCCTATGACGTTCCCGAAGGCATCTTTAACTTGCTGTTTTGCATATGTACTGCTTGAGCCACCGGCTTTTGACCGGTTAGTTTGAGCTTCATAAAGCTTTAGTTCAAACTCTTTTTCCCAGCGATCTTCTTCTTTTGCTGCCGATAGCTCAGACGACCTTACCTGGTTGTAGGTATTGACCAATCCACCCAAAAATTGAAGATCATAGCGTAGATTGTTTAACTTAGCTTCCTTGCCTTGGGTTTCCAAAGCCACCTTGCGGGTTATTTCACCAAGGCGGGCATTATAATCCTCAGCTTTAGCATTTCTCTCTTGAATGAAATTGTTGATTTTTGCATTAGCTAGCCTTTGCACCTCTCCTGACTCTCCAGTTATAGTGGCTGCAGAGTAACCGGGATTTTTTCTTATTTTACTGACTGATTCATCACGAACATTTTTCTCAGCAGCTATGTCAGTGTCTAAGGTACTGATAGTATCTTTGAGTGTGTCTAATTTTGCTTTGCTGTATTCTTCGTCATATCGCTTTGTTTGATATCCTTCCAAGTCACCAGAAAGCTCCTGAGCTTGTTTATAGGTATCCTGAAATTTGGTGTTGAGTGTTCCAATGTCAAAACCTAAAATCTTGTCCGAACCACCACTTAATTCAGAAAGTCCTGTGCTAAGGTTCGAGATTGACTGTTGTTTTGTAGGTTCATCTCCCTCAGTCCAAACATCTTTGCCTGAGGAGTCAGTGCCCCACCAGCGAAGAGCTTTACTATCATTGGGTTGCCAGTACCAGCCACCATATTGTTTATCTGCCATTAGGAAACACCTCCTTTCTGTCCACCGGTTTTGTTTGCAGTTACCTGGCTAATCTTTCCGGTACCAAGGTCAAAGGTGTATTCACTACTCATATCCAGCCCATACTTGAAATACTTGTTTATAAGCCAGCGATCTTTCTGAGCCTCTAACGCCTGAACTACCAATTTGTATTGGTTGATCATCTGCATCCTTGCCTGCAGTTCATCAAGATCTGATTTGTCTAGTTTTTTAGTTTTTCTGAACATATGAATTAATCTCCTCTCTACCTGACATAGTGATGAATCTTCGCCTGTAATCGGCAATTCTGTCCTCTATATCAGGACCACCCCGTTTTCTCATGAGGCTTACTTGGTGTTCTAGATATTTCTGTTTGAAAACTAATTCGTCTTCACCGCCTTGTTTGAGTAATGGTTCGCCTTCCGGTTCAAATTCGAAATCAAAATACCCATCACGAACGGTATAGACGCAGAAATCAAACGCTATATTAGATACACCAATGAGCAACTCTTTTACTAAGAGATACTCATTTGTTAGTTCTGAGATATACAAACCGTTACAATCGGCTCGGGGAGTCAAGTATGCAGTGATATTTCGGGGATCGCTGACCGCTATAAAGTGGTCTGGGAAGTCAATTCGTGTCTGTCCGTTACTGAGATTTGCTGTTCCTCGATAAACGAGGAGAACTTCTGCTGCCTCAATCCCAGTATACACCAATCTATGGCCCTTTTTCCGGGGGTGCGGGATAGAGAAGTTTGAAGTGCCGGTTTTGTTAATATTACCAGCCACATTTAGAGCTTCAAGACCAGACATTAGGATATTGACTGAGTTGAAGTAACCTGTACCACCATAAACTCTGTCAGCACTCATCTGGCCAGCATTCACTTTGCCTGCGTTTAAATCATTAACTTCTGCATTGGTAACCGCCAAGTCCTGAATTTTTGCGGTTGAAATAGCGGCGTTCATGATTCTGGAATTACCCACCTGAAGCAAGCCGATTTTGGCACTGGTAATAGAAGCGTCAGCTATTTCAGCAGTGGTTATTGCAGCATCTTGTATCTTGGCCGTGCTAATGGCGGCATTTGCTATTCGAGAGTTACCGACTTCTAAGGCTCCGATTTTGGCATTGGTTATGGCCGCATCGGCTATTTCTGCGTTGGTGATAGCCGCCGTTTGGATTTTGGCAGTCGATATAGATGCGTTGGCTATCCGGGAGTTAGTAATTTGTGCCAATCCAATATGAGCTGTAAGAATAATAGCTTCTTCGATCTGAGCCGACAGAGTAATGACAGATCCGGCTTTGTAAACTTTTGCGGCTGTAATGGCATCATCTTTTATTTTTTGGGTTGCTACAGCGGCATCTGCCAACTTTTGTTCGGTAACAGAAAAGTCATCAAGTTTGGTGTCATTCACTGCTCCTGGCTTTATATTGACGCTGTCAACTGAATTGGGAGCCAGTAGTGGGGAGTCAACTCCATTATGGCCATGCGGCACAACCTCAGGAAATGGCTGATCCTGTATCTTCTTGTTTTCCAGTACTTTATCTATTTGTTTGGTTAGCATAGTTTTATAAAATTCCCAAGGGATCGAAATAAGTGGTTGCTGAAATAATTTCCGGAGTGTCGTTGCCGTTAGGGTGTAGGTTCATGGCCAGTTCGTATTCTTCGCCCGCTCCCGGATCTTCTTCATCACCGCCGGTTTCGATAGTAAATATGGCTTTTGACTTACCTTCCTTATCAAAAAGTTCTGCCCCATCTTGCATGGTGGCTTTTTGCCACTCTGCTTGCTGATTTACTTTGAAGAAAATTTCAACACTGCAGTCCTGAGGGAGGGGTTTAGTCACTAGCTTAATGTGGCGGAATCCTTTTTGAGTAAATGACTCTCCACCATCAAAGACCAGTCCTTCAAATCGTGCTTCAGCTTTGTTATCAGCATCGACAACATCCACACCAAACTCTGAACCGTTTTTCCATGAACAGTGGAGCTTATCTTCATACATGGTCAAAGCTCCCAGCAGGACACTTTCAAGCTGACCATGAGAAGGTACGTACTCAAGATTTAAAGCATAGGGGTCATTTTTGTTAAGTCGTCCGTAAGAGTAGATGCCGCACTTATCGCTGCCATTAACACCAAGTAGGGGCAAGCCGCCCATAATAGTCACGCCTCCAGGATTCACCCAACCGTACTCACCGGGAAGCTTTTTGATACGAAGAAGACTAGACGTGTCCCAGAAATAAAGTCCGCCCCTGACACCTGCCTGAATGAGTAAAAACTCACCTTGCAAAAGAGCATTAATACCGCGCTCGGCAACCATCCGTCTTTGGATCCAAGAAGGTTGAATTTTGTCCCATGTCCACAGCCACCCTTCTTCTACTTTGTCGCCTTTGGTTGATCCGAATATCACCAGTTGATCCAAACCGAATAGGCACTTATTTCTATGGCCAAGAGGAAGATCAATAGCATCCAGGTTAAAGCCACCTTCGTAATCGACCATTGCCAAGTCCTTTGAGTCACAGATGAGTAAAACTCCAAGCGCTTCGCTCATGGTGTGCCAGCTGGGATCGCCATCCAATGACTGCCAGTCGTGTTCTACATCTGTTGACCAATCTCCTGAGAGTTTTATTCTGCTTACTTTGGTTTCGGTTGCCCAATAAAGATATGGTACGTAGTTATCCGCTCCATCGTTATTGGTATATTCAGCAGCTCCTGTTATCTTTCCGTTTGAATCTGTGTAAACCAGCTCCCAGGCTCCGCTACCGCCTTGTTTTCTGTAAATACGACCAGTATCTCCAAAACCATATAAATTGCCGTTTGAAGCGGGCACAAAGAATAGGATGAGGTCAGTTACTACAGTGTCGCTATCTAAATCTTCTTTGAGGCGTTGATTGCACTTCAGCAAATTTTCTTCACCACGAATGTTTAGTCCGTAGCCAAAACGGAAAGATTCCCTAACACCTTGGTAGGGATCATCTGCTATTCCTCCTCTAAATCCTTGTATTCTGTATGCATTCATAATGTTTTATGACCATCTGATATTTTTGGCTTGGCCGACAAAGACGCTCGATGGTTCTTCGTCTTCACGGTCTTTTAGCTGCTGTAGTAGGGCATGTGCCTCGACAACTTCTTTTTCGCCATCGTTTTTTCTACCTGGAGCTTTAGCTAAACAAGTACCTAGGGCCAGCTTGAGAATTGGCTCGTCCATTTCCTCTGGAGTAATCGGCTCGTCAGTTTCTTCAACCAACCTTACCGGTCGGCGTTTATAAAAGAGATCAATCACTTTTCCTGCTGTTTCAAACACCGGATCCAGAAAGTATTGATCTCCTATAACGGCATATACTTTTTGCCAACGCCAATCGGTGTGGGTTGAAGGATGAACAACATCTAGAGAAGGGTGGAATGTAGGTGCAATCTTGTTGTCTGACTTTCGGCTCAGATACTGGTTTTCCGTAGCTTTGTGGTATTCCTCACCATCTACAGAGAGAAAAATCATTCCACCAGGCTTGAAGTCAAACGGCAGGAAGTAAGATTCTTTTCCTGAACCGTCCGGATTGAGTTCTGTTAGTTGAGTGGCGTGCTTGCTTAGAAACTTCCAACGGGCAAAGTTGCAGGCGCGAATAATGGCCTTATTGATCCAACGATCTTTGTCAGAATCTTTCCAGAAACCGCTTACTTTTGAAGCGGTTATCCTGGCGTTTAAGTCTTGTCTAAATTCTTGTAATTGCATATTTTTGTTTTCTACTGGAGGTTTCCAGTTGTTCGATAATTCTGAACGTATGGCAGCAAGGCATTTCCCGGGCAGTCAGTTGCCGACTCAGGAACTTCTCCGTGACCCAAAACACGTTCTTTTGGAATACTTCGCTCTTGTCTTAAGTTGTCTAAAACAGCCTGTAAGGTCGATAGTTGAGCTGTCGTTGGGGTTTCGTTGTTGTGGAAATTGCCACAGAGCACCACGCCTAGGGACCTGTAATTCATTTTGTTGCTGCCACAGTGAGCTCCAATGACATTGTCAGGTCTTCCTAGTATCAAAACCCCGTCACCATCAAGCGCTCCCGCAATCCACTTGTGATAGCCGATATCATCCCAGCCATAGCCAATATGAGCCCTTTTGATGGTTTGAAAGTAAGTGTTGTCTCTTGGTGTAGCGGAGTGGTGAACAATAATAAATTCGGGATAATTGGCTTTGTTATATACTTCAACATCTTTATCGCGCGTTGTTACCTTGCGTTCATGAGTCCAAGCTATAACTAGTTGAGGAGCATACTTACCGGAATCCTGGTTATAATCCCAAATGTATTTTGTATTGCCGTGCCCCGAAAAATAGTTTTCTAGGACAATACCCAATTTGCTTCCTGTCCAGCCGGGGCGGTCAACAATCTCCTGGATGACTTCTTTCAGTTCTGGAGATTCATATACGCTTTCTGCCGTCCAGTGGTCGCCTATCAGCACTCCTGCTTCTGCATGACCAGTATTCCACTGTACTTCTGCGTTGGTTTTATTTCTCAGTGATGGTCTATTGGAACCATTAGAGAGAAAAACTGCAGCATCATCTTCTGCAATACCTTTAACGAGAATGTTGGCATGACCATTATTTTGTATCGGGCTTGTTACCAACAGTTTTGCTGAAAGGATTTCTGCCCCTTGAGGCAGAGAAATGGGGCTGAAAATAAAGCCGGCATCGTTGGCTGATTCGTCAGGATCTAGACTACCGTCATCGCCAAAAGTGGTCATGTTGTTCTGGAAGCCACTTGGGTACCAGGTAGTTTTGTAATCTTCTTCACCATCCCGGTCATTACCTTGAATAAGACCAATTGTGATTTGTTCGTGCAAACCTTGGGGGAGATAATAAATTTCCAGTTCCGCCTGATAGCCCTCGCCTTTACTAAAGTCATAGCAGGTTTTTGATTGATCAGAAGGGCTGCCATCGTCTTCTATAGCAAAAGCCAATACATTTCCCGACTTCCAGTTTGGTTGGGCAACAAGTTCTTCCACGACTAAGTTCAAATTGGGTGTTTGAACCCACTCATGGACATTCCATTTTTTTATAATGTCCCAATCTATGGAATTAATGGTTTTGTTTCTTGTTGAGGGGCGATTAGTACCATCTGACTTGAACGGAGCAGGATCAGGCTCTTTGATCCCTTTGATTTTCAAATTGACAGTAAAATCACTACCATCGCTGACTGCAGGACGCAGTTTCAATCTGGCAAGAAAAATCTTTGAAAACTGAGGAATATCAATTCCTCTAAATCTGAAAGCGGCCGTTTGAGTGCCGGTAAAGTTGCCAATAGTTATAACGCTTGATGAATTACCATCTTTATTCCAAGTCGAAGTACCAGCCTCTTTGCCGTCATCAGAGTTTTCTTGGATTGTTGCTTTGATCTTCAGTACTTGGTTTGTCATAATCTTTTTTGTTGCTTTTAGGTGGCACGTCTAATTTGACGTTGATCCTGGCGTTGTTCTTGACTCCCACCAACTTCATGATTCTTCTGATAGCAGCTATGGTCGAGCCTTCCTTGCCAATTAAGGCACCAGCATCTTGGTTGTCTAAACGAACAACTAACAAAACACCCATTTCATCGACTTTGCGTTCAATCACGACTTTTTCTGGTTTGTCAGCTATTGCTTTGACTATTTGTTCTAGTAGAGCTATATCGTTTTCTTGCATGGCTTTTTCACCTCCTTTTCATTTAGTTAAGTAACATTTGGTTCGATTGTTAATTCCAGTTCAGCTGCGTTTGCAGCTCCACTGTTAAAGTCCCAAATGTTTTCATACTGGTTTGCAGGGCTACTATCGTCTTCAATCACTAGTCCAAGGGCTTTTCCATCAAATTCAGCTTGTTGAATAAGCTCGTTAATAACTGAGGCAATATTCGGGGATTCATACCAGGAATTTAGTACCCAATCTTCTGTAATATCCCAATCAACAGCCGCAGTTGTTTTACTTCTTGTTGACGGACGGTCACTTCCATCTCCAGCGAAAGGGCTTGGACTTGCTTCTAAAATGCCTTTGACTTTTAAGGTTGGTCTCTTGGTGGAATTGACGGCAGCTTTAACCCTTAATATGGCGCTGGTTACTTTGGCGTTATTAGGAATATATGCTCGAAGAAATCTCAGTCCTGTATCACAACTGCCGGTGTTATCATTTCCAACACTAATTTGATTTGACCCAAAACCATTTGGATACCAACTGGTATCGTAGTCTTCCTCTCCATCATCATTGTTTCCCAAGATTTTAAGTTTGGTGACAATAATGCTGTCGAGCTTTGTATCTAAGTTTCCTGATTTTGCGCTATTAAATTTGGCCATATTTATTTTTCGGTTATTACTTCCACAACTTGTCCTGCTACTGACGAACTGACCACTATTTGGGTTGTGTTTTTAATGCGCAAAGATAAACTGTCGCCAGGGTTATCAAGAATAAATGGCTCGTTTTTACTATCAGTATCGTCATGGGCAACTTTGATCTCGCCTGTGTTACTGGCTTTACTTTTAATAACAACCTCGCAACCTTCTCCGACTTTAATATCAGATAGTGGGTACCATTCATCCTGATTTGTCAGAGTCAGTTGGGCAGTCGTAAAGGTAGGTCTACTATTGCTGGACATATCTTTTTAAAACTGTGGCTGTTCAGCCGTACTTCTAATTCCTGTTACAGATTTTTGAGTGTCAGCTCCCTCTGCAGCACCTTTCATTTCAACCTCTTTTTTCTGCAGAGCTTTTTCTCTAGCTGCTACTTCTTTTTCTCTTTCTTCAAGAGTTCGGAATTTCTCTTGATAAATCTGATCAACACTTTTCCCGCCTTTAAGATCTGTCGTTTGAACTTTCCTGAATACACTGCCGAAATTAGGATGATTGTCCAAATACTCGATTTCCTCCTGATCCTTAGTCTTATAAACACCTTCGTGGAACTGAATGTATTTACCTCGGATGATTAATACCTTGCCTCCAACCTCTTTGAGGTAAGAAGGATTCATAACCAATTTCAATTCGAGATAACGGGAAATGTATACAACCTCCTTGGCTGGCTCAGCTTTTTGAGCAGCTTCCTTGTCTGAGGACTGTTTTGTGAGTTGATTCTCAGAGTTGGATTTTTCTTCCGATGGTTTTTGCTCACCGGACTCCTGAGCTTTCCTAATACGGGAAATAAGTTCATCCTTTTTGCCTGCTTTAGAAATTCCTAGTCGCTTGGCCTCATTCCACAGCTCAGCCATGTTCATGTCTTGTAATTGTTTTTCAGTTGCTTCTGTCATAATTTTTTCACCTCACTTTCTTTGTTGTCTGACTTAATAGAGTTCCAGACTTGAGTTTGAAGGGGTGATAACGCTCACCCCTTCTTAGGCGACTACACTGAGTAAGAAAGTGTGTAGTGACTTCCGGTTTTTAGTAATTTCTTTCATAAGTTTTTTCAGTCCTAGATAGGCTTTAGAGTGAACCTACGCTCATAATGGCGTGGCGTTGTTCTTGTTCCATTTGCAGACCACATTCGGTCAGGTACTCGTCAACTTGGCTGTCTTCACCGGGATTTTGACGATTAGTCAAAAGCTTGGTGTCACGATTTGTCAGGTAGCGGTAGGTCAAGGCCTCCATATCTAAACCAACGGCGTAATTACCGTAAGTCGTTCCGATCAGTAGCGGATGCTTGATGATATGCAGAGTTCCGTGCGGGGAGTCATAAGTCACGATTCGCAGTCCATAAGCTTTTGTGGGGTTAACCACTTGGAGCTTCCCTTTAGCCCAACCGTTAACCATCGAAACAACTGCTGCAGATGCAAACAGATATTTCTCTGTATTGCCGTGAGCAAAGAGACTTTCCAGCCATGAGTCAAATTCTGACTCGGTGTCAACGTTGGCCGATGCGTAAGTGGCAATTCTCCCTAAAATACCGTTGGTAAAGCGTTTCGGATGAGTTCCTGATGTTACGATTCCTTTCTTACCAAACATAAAGGTTCGCTCGATATCGACATAATGCTCGATACCTTTTTTGCGCCTTTGGTAATCAAAGTCGTTTTCTTTCACCCAACCCTGCGTATTCCTGGCGGTTTCTGTGATACCTACTGGAGTTCGGAAAATCTGACAGTAGTTTGCTACTTCGGCGATAGTTGTCGACTTGATATCTCGCAAACCGGCACCTTCTTCATTGGCGTTACCAATGAGCCAAACGTCTCCGACTGCGGAAGCGGCCGATCCAGTTGCCCCACCTAACTCAGCCCCGACAGTAACCGTGTTAGCGTCTACGATTGCAGTGACTTGGAAGACCCATTTTTGGGCTGAAACCAAGATAATGTCGCCAACCTGTAAATACTGGGATTGACCAGTAATGGTTAAGTTGCCTCCATCTGGATCAACTGTGCTGGATCCTGTGAGTTGTCGTTTGCCGAATTCATCTTCAAACCATTTGAATTCTGGATCAGAAGATTCTCTTTTTTTCAGAGCCTCTCCTTCGCCGGTTGCCGGATCTTTACCTGCATTTGTCAATATCGCTACTAGAGGATATCGATTGACATCCAAAAGCGATACAACATCCGCCACGTCATATTTGCGTGTCGCTCCGACATTTCCTGTACCTCTGATTCCTGTTGCTGATGCTGGCATATTATTTTTTCACCTCCTTTCTTAATAACGTGGGTGGTTAGATTCCTAACCCTCCCAAGGGGCTTTTTGACCCGGTTCCGGCGAGAGCTTTCTGGATGCGTTTTGTTTCGGCATCCGAGCCATCGGGTTGAGTCGGAGCGCCCGCTCCACTCTCAACTTGAGCTTTTGCCTTTTTCAGGCGGCTCTTTTCTTGATCTGATAATTCTTCAGATTCACCTTTATTGCTATCCTCAGACTCGTCACTCTTATGTTTGCCAAGGAAAGCATCGACCTGCATACATGCTTCTTTCAGTGAGACCGTAGTGCCTTTGGCACTGGCAGCATCGATTATTGTTTGGGCCATCTTTCTGTAATCAGGTTCATGCAACGGATGGTCTTTCTTGGCTTCTTCAATTTCTTTTTGGACAGCCGTGCGTACTTTTTCCTGAACTTCGATAGTTCGTTTGACCCCTTCATCGATACGAGTCATGACCCATTTAGCAAAGTCTGTAGGAGTCATTTTTTGCAATTCTTCTGCGCTGGGAAGATTGAGTGCTTCATTCTCGTCTTGATTCTCCATATCTTCGTTACCTTCATCCTCATCAGGTTTTTCGTTTTTCTCAAGAGATTCGTACTCTTTGATAATTTCCTCACGGCTTTTACCGTGCCAACGATCCTTATCTTTACTATCTTTCTTTTTGTCTTTTGATTTATTTTTGTCGTTCATAGATTTATCTTTTTTATCTGGCTGGTCCTTGTCCTTTGGTTCTTTTTCATCTGGATTTTCATTTTCTTTTGCCTCATCTGCAGATGACTCCTCATCATCGGGAGCATCCAGTAAAGCTTTTAATTCTTCTTGTTCTTTTTGTTTCATTTGTTCTTCGTTCATAGGTCTATTCCTTTCTTAAGCTTTGAGCGGTTTCATCGCGCTCTTTAATAACGCCTGCAACCATACTCAAAACTTTTTTGTATGCCTTGATCAGTTGCTTATGTTCAAGGTCTTCTTCTACTGGGCAATCCAGCAGATCTTTGGTTTCAATTTCAATTTCTTTACTGACCAAGCTTTCGATGATGTGCCAGCCTTCTGTTTGAGTCATTTCCCAAACTGCTCGACCACGTTCTAGTTTTTCGTCAATATTGTTAACCATTTTTATAAATTCGGATTAGCCGGAGGAGCTTCTTCCTCTGATTGTTCCTGGTCTTCTAAGTTCATACTTTTCTTCTGTGCACCCAGGCCACCAAGTGGCCGAACTTCGTTTTCCCTCATGTCCTGCAGGGTGGCAATTAAGCTGTCTAGTACTTCCAAGAAAGTTGACTGCCCCTGAAAATAAGTATTTCTGGCCACCGTAAAGAGAGAATCGACTTTGTCCCAGGTCTGAGTCTCATCTGGCTGATTTGAGGTGTTTGTCTCAGGAGCAGGCTCTTTCGGGCTTTGCTCCGGCATGGGTTTTTTGTTTTGGTTAGTTTGGTCGTTTTCCATAATTTTTCCTTTAAGTGAATGGGAACGGTCGTTGGGCGTTCCATAGTAATGCTCCGACATAGACTTCAGCAGAGGGGGACGAACCGCCATCAATCGTCACAACTGCCCTGAAATATCTTTTCTTGCGATCAATCTGCATTTTGTAACCTGTATCAGCTGTAACAGTAATTTCATCGCCACCCACCGCTACGCTTACTCCGCTTGAAAAGTCTGCTGCGTCTGACTCCTCAATCTTTACTTTGGTTGAGGTTTGGTCACCCAGATCTCCAATCGCAATATCAATCAATCCCGAATCATAGGCTGGCCTGTTGGACAGATAGGTATCAACTGAATCACCCTCAGTAGTCTCACTAATTGACCCTATGGGGAGCAATGTGGCTGTATGAATGTTTTGATTAAGTGTTTTCATTTTTTTACTTCAATCCCTTTAGGAAACTAAATAGGGCTGCAACTTCTAAACACACGCTTATCTTGCGTATATTCAGAAGCTACAGCCCCGATTGTTTCGTTAGGCGACTTCCTAATGGTTACAGTCTAATCAAGAAGAAAATAGATCGCAATAAACTTTGTGTCAGTTTATGGTGATTAAATAGGAGATTATTTCTTGGAGGACATTTTCCGTCGCATGTATAAGCGACGTTCACTGCTTGGAGATATCATTTGTACAAAGGGTAGACTGCTTGAATGATTTAGGAACTGATCGAGTGTTCTTCTAGCCACCTCAACATTTTTCCAGTAGCTAATGCTCACCCAGTTTTTTCCTGATTTAAGAATTTCACATCCAATGAAGCCCTCTTGCTTTCTGAAAAAGCTGTATTGGGCTTTTTTAACAGCCTTAAGAAGAGCCTCATCACTAATGCCTTCAATGGGGCTGAATTCATAAAATTCTATAGCCATATTTTTCTTCATTTCAGGGCTAATTGTAGCACAAATGCTAGTTATCGTCTGTAGAGTTATTGTCTGCAAAAAACTACTCTTTTAGTCAAGGGTAATATGCCAAAATATAATGTTAGAAAAAAATTCGGCAAACGACTAAGATTCCTAAGAAAGGAAGCACAATTGTCCCAGGAAGAGTTGGGTTTTAAGGCCGACATTCATAGGACATATATTGGCTCGGTTGAAAGGGGAGAACAAAATGTCTCCCTTGATAATATTCACAGGCTGGCCAAAGCTCTTAAAGTCGAAATGCAAGAATTATTCACTTTTTAATTAGTCTGAAAAAAGAGGGCATGGTTTTTTATTTCTTGAGACAGTTTGTAGCTATTGCAGTGTGACAAATGTCCTAGATAAGACTGAAGAGCCTGATCGAGTGCCTCCGGAAGGAGGATGCCATCTTTTATTTTTTGGGATGTTTCCTCTAGTTTTCTAAAAATCCTTCTTTTTGTTTTTGTTCGAGGCAGAATGTATTTTGGAAAAATCACGTATCCTAAAAAATCAACACCAAGGTAATAATCCACAATGTGAATTTTATTTGGATGCAAGGTAAGTTTTAATTCTGTATCAAGAAAACTTTTCATTTGTAAAAGAATTTCTTCCAAATACTTGCGATTGTCCGACATAACAACAAAATCATCGGCATATCGTATGTAGTATTTAACTCCAAGATTATGTTTCACAAATTGATCTAGGGGATCCATATAAATATTGGCAAAAAGTTGTGACGTTAAGTTACCTATGGGCATTCCGCAATTTTGATTAAGTAACTTAAAACTGGTGATTATCTCTGTTAAAAGATTAATAAAGTCTTTATCACTAATTCTTCTTCTGAGCAGCTTAATCAGAATTTCGTGATCAACATTTGCAAAAAACTTTTTGATATCGCATTTCAAAACCAGTAATTTTGAGGTGTTATTTTTACTGGCTTTTCTGGACATTTTTACAAAAGTCTGGACAGCTTTATGTGTCCCTTTATTCTTTCTGCATGAGTAGGAGTGAGGATAAAAAGTGGGATCAAAAACCTCCTCCAGCACGCTACTTGTAAGATGATGAACCACCCTGTCCTTTACACAAGCTTTATGGATATGACGGACCTTAGGATCTCTGACGTAAAATTCCTGATAATTTCCGTGACGATAAGCCTTTTTCTCAAGTTCCTCATATAAAGTAAAGATATTATCTTCTAAATTTCGCCCGAATATTTCGACATCAGCTTTGCTTTTTTTACCTTTGAGGAATTCTTCCCATGCCTGAAATAAGTTTTCAAGTGTTATAATCTGATTGTAATTATTATGCCAGATTCTCATAAAAGCTTTGAACCGGGCAGGCTTAATTTAGACATACCGGTTTTTCATAAAACATACGAGCTCTACAAATTCTTTTATCAACTTGTAGCTCATTTTCCTAAAAAAGACCGGTACTCTATCGGGCAAAAAATTGAAAATGGTATGCTGGGGCTGATTGAAGATATCGTCACTGCAAGCCAGCTTTCAAAGTCTGAAAAAGTGCCAACTCTACAGGGTGCTAGTATTAAACTCGATGTTCTTAAAGTACTCATACGTTGTTGTAAAGATTTAAAGATTATTGATAACAAAAATTACCTCCTTCTTGAATCCAAACTACAGGAAATAGGTAGGATGCTTGGCGGCTGGATTAAAGCATCCACCTATAATTCCTGACTCTGGCTTGGTACAGTTTATTTGTGCAGGTTGAGATAAGACTACAGCGACACGGAAACCAAGGTTGTCATTCGAGTTCGTCGGATGATTCCAATTGGCGTTGGCGGCACCACCATTGTCGGAGTTGCCAACGATGACACGGTTAGAATCGCCGTCATCACGTTTCGCGTTGCTTACTTTCTTTCCTGAAAGGATATTAAGCCTTTCATTGTTGCCACTGGTTTCTTTAACGTACTATTTTGAATTTTTACTCTTTACCAAGATTGTCCCTAATTGCTTAAGAACTCTCTCCTGTATTTTAATCGGCTCTGGTTTCCCTGAGACCTTCAAAAGTAAGCAAGTAGTTTTATCCCTCCTTTATCGACACGCTCCCTACAGCCTTAACCATAAGGACTCTGGTCTAGCTCTAAAGAAGAGCGACTTTGCGAAACACGAGCGTGCCCGTATTTTCATTAACAAAATCTAAGTTGAAGTATAAAGAAGAGTAGTGCCTAAAATCAAGGGTAAATGCTATCTATAGTCTACATATTGTGAAGACATAAAAAAATCACTAAAATCGACCCGCTTCGCGGGTCAAGGGACCAAGTAACAAGAATCCAAAAGAACCAAGAATTCAAGAGATCAAGTTCCAAGAACTACAGCGACACGGAAACCAAGGCGGCCACACGAGTGCGTCGGAAGATTCCAATTGGCGTTGGCGGCACCACCAAGGCCGGAGTTGCCAACAATGACACGGGTAGAACCGCCGTCATCACGAACTTCAGTATTCGTCCATTCATAGGTGTTGGTAGAACCCCAACCTTCACGATTGGCAAGTAAGTTCCATTCAACGGCTTCTAACATTCTCACTTCAGCTGAAGACGGTAAGCCAATTTCCCTCAAAAGCTCACTTTTGTTATTCTCAATTGCCCTGTGAGCATCGTCCCAAGAAACACTAAAACGATCTTCAAGTCCCAAACCCTCGCTTACTGGAGTTTTGTCGTAATGTTCCCCATAGGGAGGCTTCTGCATAGTTTCTACGGCCACCCAAGTGCCTGGTAGCCGAGGGAAGTCCATTCTTCCGTCCTTTGCCAATCCCCAAAACCACTCTTCCAGATTTCTTCCGACTCTGTGATCTTCTCTTTGTTCACTGGATAAGGTTTCATATCGACGCCAGTTAGGGTAACGACTTTGGATCTCGTCAAGAAATTTCTCCTGGCCATTACGTTGAAGCTCATCTAGTGTACCCATATCAAGTCTGGGAATATACCTTAATTCAAATCCAAGGCGTTCAAGGTTTCTTTGGACCTCTGGTGTTATTTTCGCTGGCAGAGGAGGAACTTCCACATTAGTCCCTAGAACATCGCTCCAGGCATTCTGTTCTTGAGATACTTCGATTGTCTCTCTTTGCCTTTCGGGAACTGAGGCTGAGTTGCGGTCAAAGCCACGCCTTGGGGAGACATTCTGGGGAGCAATGTATTCTACATGTTGAATTAATTCTTCAAGTTTTTGTTTATCTACTTCTGAATCCAACTTATTTGAATAGTAATAGCGTAGGGCGGCCTGAAACGTTTCATTTATATCACCGTTGTAAAATCTCAGGATGAAGTCACGAACGCGCCTAGGCTCCATTCTATCATCATAAGTAAACGGCTGAGGCTGGTCTGCCGCTATTCGCCTGCCTTTAACCAACTCTTTTGCTGCTTTATGAAACTCTTTGTATTTTCCTAAAATTGAATCAATTCCCTGTATTTCCTGTAGTTGCTCTGGATGCAAGGCGTAGTCCTGTGAAATCAGAAAGTCTTCAGGGGAAACTTCTTCTTCCAGAGAAGCTAAAGTAAATAGAGCATCTGTAGAGTAGGAGAAGGTGTCATCAGGTAATTCAGAAGGAGCTTTTAGGTACACCCAACGCCTTAATTGTGCCGGATCCAATGGCTCCCTGCCAAAATACCCTTTACCAGGGGGGTTCATAAGAGCCACTACTTTAGTAGCTTCTTTGCTGACAGGAATGGATTCAGATGCGTCTTCTGATAAAACAACGGCTTCACCGCGATTGACTGCATCTAAAACTTCATGAAGTCGAATAACAATGTTTGGAGCAGCTGAATTAAATTCATCTAGAATAATTACTTTAACTTTGCCGTCTTCCTGTCTTAAACCTGAAGTAACTTTTCCGTCTGCGAATATATACTCTGGATCATCAGCACTTCTTTTGTCGGGATTGGGGATGTATCTACCCATCAGGTCTTCAACATCTGTTGCACCGTTTAGGTTGGCATAATGAACTTCCCAACCCAGATCTGCTGCCATTTTCCTGACCGTAGTGGTTTTACCAATACTAGTTCCACCTTCGATCAATATCGGATCACCTTGTAGCCAGCTGACTGCAATGTCCTTTTGTAACCCAAGAGAAAACTTATCGTTTATGTAATCGGCATATTGTTCTCGGCTGGGGACAAAATGTCCTTCTGCATTTTGAGCTTTGGGTAATCGGACACCTAGATAGGCGACAGTATCACGGTTCTCCTCAACAGGATATTCTGGTGGTGGCGTAAATTGATGTCTCTCCATGGATTCGTCTGGCATAGTTTTTAGCTTTGATATGTAATACCTGCTATCTCAAGAATCCTAAACCCGGACTCCTGGGTTTTCTTAAGGGCAGCCTTAGTTAATACGTAAACAACAGTAACATCGTTATAAACTGGTGTAATTATTTGGGATTTTAAATTAAACTTATCGTAAATCTCAACCTGACCAGTAGGGTACTGCACTGCAAAATCATATAGATCCTTAGACAAAGTGTCTTTGACTGCTACAAAAGATTTTGAAGCCTTTGTAATATGCTTAAACAAGTCAGAAGTATCAACTGCCTGTCTAAACTGAGCATCACCCAGCTTCTTTAAGAAACTATCAAACTCATTATCATCCTTAGCAATCACTAGAGAAACTTCTTTTTGGGATTTAGTGTATTTTAGAAAATCTTCAAATGTATTTGTCATATGATATGCATAGTATACTAGAAAGTGTCATAATTGGCGATTACTTCTCTAATAATATCAGCTAATTTCTCCGACATTTCGCGCACTCCAATATTTGCCACACTATTTGGATAATATCTCCCGACATGATCTGTTCCGGGACCAATACCCAGACCAATTAATTTTTGATCTGTATCCCGCATTATCTGATTAACAGTTTTGCCAAGCTCATACTCTAGTCCAGAGTGGGCGCTTGATTCTTCTGGTAGACCATCAGAAAGTACAAATAAAAATTTCTCAGCTGCGGTTTGACGCGCTAATCTCTCTGAAGCTTGTTGTACAGCCCAGCCGTCATCATTGTGTGCAGCGGCAGAAGTATCTACTTCCTGAAGTATTCCACCCATGTGTTCTCTTACCTCACGGCTCATGTCTTGCCCAAATGGTTGGTATTCATAAAGCCTGTCATTGAAACCAAGAATTTCGGTGTTGATTGAGAGTCTGTTAAGCACCTCAGCGAGCACAACTGCCGCTCTGAATGTCTCTCTAATTTTTTGTCCTCGCATGGAGCCCGACAAATCGACTAGTAAACTAATCGCATAATCTTTTTCCTGAGGAACTTCACGCTTTTGCCAAGCTCTGCTTTCGACTGCAGAAATCCCTAACGCCTTTTCTTGCATTCTACGTTTAATATCGATGCGCTTTCCAGATTTGAACCCTGTTTGCCATTTTTGAGATCTTCTGGCTACAAAAATTTCTCGCAAGTCAGACTCAAGCGTGTCAATCAAGGGAAGTACATCGCGACGATATTCTTCATAAGTATTTTCATCTCCAAGCAAGGCTTTTTCTATCAAGTCTTTAAATCGTTTTTGGTCAGTAGTTTGCTCTGGGCGGTTCTCAGTTTCACTTTCATCTTCTGATTCCTGTCTTGACTCTTTTTTTTGACTTTCAGTAGTTTCACCGCGCTGTGCTAGTTTTTCTGGATTATCTGATAGCTTTCCTTCAAATTCTTCATTTACTTCACGCTCGAAGTCCTGTAGAGCCTGCTGTGCTTTCTCCGCTAACTCCCGTTTGACATCTTCTGGTAGAGAATCAATATAATCCTTAATTTTTTGTTTAAGACCTTCAGAAAGAGAGTCAAGATCAATTGCCTTAGATTGGCCGGTACCTTCCGAACCAGTTTGATTTCCTTGCTGGGCATTTTCTATCGCTTCTTCTAATTCTTTTTGCTCATCCTCTGTAAGTGAATCAGAAAGTTCCTGTGGGAGTCCTTGTTGTCCATCACCTTCCCCATCACCCTGCATATCTTTCATAAACTCCTGCATTTCCTGGTCTTGCATATCCTCCTCAACCAGTTTCTGAAATTTTGGCCAGACTTCATCTCTGTTAATTTCATAACTGACATTGGCATACCTTCTGATTAGTTCTTCACTCTCATCAGCCTCCTGTTTTGAAGGGTAACGCAACCAAGAATCCCGCGCACTTTCCAAGGTCTGGTTAACTACAGTTTTTACTTCTTCCGGTAAGTCTTCACTCAAAGTTCCCAATTCTTCGCCTTGAGTTTCTCTGTACCATTGACGAATGTACTCAAAACCGGCTTGCATAAATCGTGGGGTGTAGCCCAACTGATCCTGAGCTTTTTCTTTTGTTTTACCCTCAAAATCTAGATCTTCTTGATAAGCAATGTCCATCTGGTCACGAAAGCGAGGGTAAGCTTCAGCTACAAAATTATTTGTTCTGGGGTCTTCAATTGCGTTCATCATGAAAGAGAAGCCAGGCTTTTGCCAGGTTTCGGTGGGAATATCCTCTGTTCGTGAAACACGCCTATGACCACCTTCATGGGAAATAACAAAACGCAGGTAGTCCATATCTTTTTCAAGTAAATCTTTGGGGTCGATGCGAATAATATTTTTACCAAAGTCCCAATGCCAGCCAGCACCAGGTTTATTTAGCTCAACAGGTATTTGAAAGTCTTTACCAATAAAGTATGCCAAGGAGGAGAGAATTTGCTGTCTGTGTTGAATTTCCTGCTGTTGGTCAGGAGAAAAATGCCCCAAAATTTCTGTTTGGTTATCTTTGCGCAGAGCGTGTAAGGTTGTAGGTGTTTCTCTCTCCATAGTGTGATCAGCTTTTTGTTCCATAGGATGTACCTAGATTATATAAAAAATTACCGGAAAAGTCTTACAGAAACTGAGACGTATCCACAGGCATATCCAATATTAACTTTCCATTCGCTTTCTTTTTCTTTTCTTCCTCAGTATTAACAAAATTAATCAAGTAAATAATTGCTGCCTTAGTTAGACGCATCAGATCTAGTGTTTCCTTAAAAAAGGTGTCAGAATCTATGTTGTGTTTATCAGTCTTATCATCAACACTTGTAATTATGGAATCAAAAACAATGAGTCTTCTGTGAGTGAGAACGTTTCTGATTTGCTTCATTTTTTGATATCTATTTGATTTAAAATCACGATAAATATCGTATAAAGCATAAAGGCTTAAGTTTTCAGAGTTAAGTATTTCTTTCCTGATAATTCCTTTACCTTCCCAGATGGATGCAGTAACAAAATAAATGTTATTTTCTTTGAGTCCCAAGTCATAATAGTCGTTAATAAATACGGCTATCTTGTCCAGAATGTTAAAGGCATCTTTAAACGCCGACTTCAGCAAACCAATGTAAAGATTAAATTGGGAATAGTCCAAAGCATATACATAACTAGTTCTCTTACTAATGCTGTCGAACGACTTTTGCTTGTATTGGGATAGGACCAGATTCAACCTGGCTACGGCGTAATCTTCCTTGATCTGGTTGAGTTGTTTTGCAAAGCTGTAGAATGTATCGTTATCATCAACTTTCGTAATCAGTCTGATGAACACAGGATCTTCAATTGCTGCTTCGCAAAAGTCGTCATGAATATGAAAGTTCAGAAACAGCCTTTCGTGACTGCAGAAATCTAAGTAGTATTTTTCAAACTTGGTAAGTCCATTAGTTTTATATCGAGGGTGTTTAATTTTTTTCTTGAGTAGTGATTTATCTTCAAAACGAGACTCGATGTAGATAAGCTCACGCTCAAATTCCTTTTTTGCTTCAAGCCCACCAACTTGTACAAGCCTTGAATCATCTAGGACCGATTTAATATCCTGGTAAGCCGTAACATATATCGAAGGTCGATATTTATCAGAAATCTCAGCAAAACCCCGAAGTGCCTTTGCTCTATTAGCTACTGCCATTGGGAAGTTTTTACTCAAACGAAGAGCCTTGTCATAAGCGTGAATTGCCTCAATCCCTCTACCAAATGTGTCTAAGCAGTTTCCCAGATTAACCAACAATTGGACTTCTAGACTTGAGTCATCAATTTCAATATGTGTGGCTTGAAGCAAGTGTTGTTTAGCCTTGAGAAGATTCTCGCTTTGAGGTATGGTTCTGTCCACAGCACCACCCATTCTTTCAGTAAGCTGATATAGACATGTGTACCCATTTGCCAGGCAGTAGTGGAGATAAGCCTTTGTCTTGTTATTGTTTGTTTTTAATAATGTTTGCTCGCCAATATTGATACCCTCACTAATGACTTTTTCATCTCTGAGGTCATTTCCTATATCAACTAGAAAACCAGGCTTATAAAATACCAGCCTTTTGTCATCAGAGTTTTCCCTTTCGAACTCAGTTAATCTCTGTAGTGCTTTTTTTGATTCACCTGAGTTGATAAGCAAGGAGATTGTTTGGAAGGAGAGGGTTATTTTATCCATACTATTTATTCATGCTTTTGTAACAGTCATTCGTAAACTTTGTTTCATCATCAATTAACCTTATCCATTCGTCTGATCCGAAGTCTGTTATCCCCAACTCTTCTTTTCCAATTTCAAGATAAGTTGCGCCGAGTTCTGCACAGCTAGTTGGTCTGGAATTGCCTCTAAGTTGATAACCAACGATTATGCCGACTATTGCAAACAATATTGCCATAAGCATTGTTATGAAGAGTTTTACTTTTCTTACCTTCATACTTTCAATTATATTCACTCAAGGCAATAAATCAAAGCCAACTCTCAATTTGTAAGCATTTTACCTAACTCTGGAATTTTCCCGATTAACTCTCTAATTTTGTTCGTATCCGCCATAGGTGGTGCTTTGGTTGTATTTGCAGGCAAAGTGCCGTTAGAAGGCGCCACAGGGGCAACGGCTTCCACTTTCGGTGGCGCTTCTTCAGCCTCCTCCTGCTTTAATGTCACTTCGGGACCAAGCAGGATATCGACGTATTGTTCGAAATCCAACTCCTCTAAAATCATCTTTTGTAGAGCTCGTTTGCGAACCAACCACTGTTTTATACCCACTGGATCGCTGGGGTCCGGTTTGTCTTGGGCAATGAATTTATCGTATAAGAGTAAAATTTGATTTAGTCTGGCTTGTTTATCAGGCGGTATCACCGGCTCAACCTCTACAATGGCATCTACATGGACTTTCTTGTCGTCAGATTTAAATTCCTTGAAATTGACATTGTTTCCCACAATACGATAGAGTTTGTCTTCACTTAAGAATTCACGATTTAGCTGAATAAGAATATTGGCCACAGTTGTTAACGCATTGGAAATATTTTGTGCGTTTATGCTTAGTCGCAAATTGCTTTGACCTAATAACATTGCTACCTTGCCAAGTGGCTCGCTTGACGATCTGGGAAGACCCTGCAGGTACTCACCTAGAGCTAGAGTTCTGGATATCTCATCCCTTAGGAGTTTGTCCTCATTGAGCCCCATTAAGCTGATTTCAGGAGGACGTTCAATCACCACATCATCCATTTTCCTGAGTTCCCACACCGCACCTGGTGAGAAGATGATGTCATTTTTAGTTATGCCAGTGTCTTTGCGAATCTTGACTACTGGATCTAACATCAAGATCACATCATCCATACGCTGATTACGAAGATCAGCAATCTCCATGATGGTGCTTTCAACTGGCTCAACATGGCCAGTAGCCCAAAATTCCCAAAGTAGTGACATATCAGGCAAGTCAACAAAAATATGCCCGTCATTTATATCCAAGTAGGGGTTTTCATCATCTCTAATTACAACTTCGCCGTTAGCAATAACCACCAACTCGTCATCCTCATAGTCCCAGCATTCCCATAGTTCCAGTTGTTTCTCTTGATCATTTTTAGCCGGTAAGACTTTTTGCTCCCCAGTGTCAGCTTTTTTGATATCGCCGTCAATTTGCGACATCTTTTTAGTGTTAATCTCGTATCGCTCTTTTTTCCAATCCTCTACGACTTTAGGTTCACAAAACTCCAGATTCTTATAAATGTTATTTTCACCACGACTTTCTTCTTCTTTGGTGATTTTTTCCTTGGTTTTTATTATCCGATGAATGAGCCAAGGACAGCCTTCTTGAAGATCTTCTGTTTCCGGAGCCGGCAGGAAGTCCCAAAGATCACACAAGATCATGGTGGGGTCATCATATAGAGTTTTAAACGAGCCATCAGATTTCTTCCTGCTTTTCATTTTCCATGCAAGCTTGACTATCCCATTTCCATACAACACTGAAGACTCTATCCAGTTGGGGAGTTTCTTGGCCAACTCGATAATGTCGAAGTCATAATTCACCAAGTCGTCCCAGGACAGTAAAGAAGTTGATTCAACGTCCCCTTTATCTCTAGGTATTATTCGTGTTTTGCGCTTGGCAGTAGCAAGGCGGGAAACAACTGTTTTGACAATCTCAAAGGCAATCGGGGGCATCAGTCGGGTGTTGTAAGCGTAATTCTGTTTATGTTGGTACGCACGGTAAAGCCTGTACATTCTCAGCCATTTTGCTTGGTATGGTTCACGAAACTCTTTAGCTCGCTTAAATCGAGCCTTCCATTTTTTTAAGAGTTCTTCGTCACGCTCAGAAGGCTGGTATCTTTTCTGGGGTGTGATTTTAGTTTCTTTGACTTTGGGTTTTGGCATAGTGGTGTTGACTAACAAAAAAAAGGGCTTAGGTTCGTCTACTTTTGGAAAAATAGAGAATCCCAAGCCCCGATAGATTCGTTAGGCGGTTAATTTATTCTTTTAGGCTATAAAATTGGGTATAAAAATGCTAGTTCGTTAATGTTGGTAAGTGTAAAAGCCTGATTGAAGGTATAATGAACTGTTGAAATAAATGGAAATATTTTGTATTCTATTAGTATCTAATGGTAAGTAAGCCTATGGAAGAACTATTAACACTGAGTGAAGCGGCACAAATTTTGAAAGTGCACCCAAATACTCTTAGGCTCTGGGATAAAAAAGGCGTGCTTACGGCCGTGAGAATTGGGGTAAAAAGGGTGAGACGTTATAAGAAGGAAGATATTGAGAAGTTTATTAACAAGAAAAACAAATAACTATGGCACTGATTGATAATAAAAACCAGACTTTGCAGGAGGCACTAAAGAATGCGCTCCAAACTGCTGATAGTGTAGATATTGCAGTTGGTTTTTTCTATTTTTCAGGATTTCAAGCGCTGTTTGAGCAGTTAAAGGATAAAAAGATCAGAATCTTGGTGGGTTTGGAAGTTGATCCTCAATTAATACCTAAGATTGTTCAACAGTCAAAAGAAGGTGATATCGATCTCTCCAAGTGGCAATCTCGTGACAATACTAATTCCAGGACAGTTCGTAAATTAAATTATGTTGATGCGTTTGTCGGCTTTATGAATGACAGCGATATTTTCGATAGCGATCAGTCAAACGAAGTTTTTGATCTATATTTAGAGAAGCTTAAAAACGGAACGTTGGAAATTCGGAAAACAGTATCTGATTATCATGGAAAGTTTTACCTTGTTCACAATAAACCTGATGCTTCTCAGAGCGGTGACTTTCCTGGGACCATGTTCATGGGATCAAGCAATTTGACTTATAGAGGCTTAATTGGTCAAGGAGAGCTTAATGATTCTAGTCGAGAAAAGAGCAAATTCACAGAGTATCAATCTGAATTTGAACGTATGTGGAGTGATTCTCAGTCTATTGCAATCGCTGATATTAATACCAAGGATGACTTCATAAAGACTATCAAGCCTCGAATTTGGAAATATGCCATTCCTAATCCATACGATATTTGCATTCGGATCTTGCATGAATTGTTTCACCAAACTGAGGTGAATTCACTGCAAACCCCTAAGGTTATCACAAAGGGTTTGTATAACGATCTTGAGTACCAGATTGATGCTATTAAGATGGTTATAGATAAACTGAAAAAATACGATGGAGCAATTTTAGCTGATGTGGTTGGCTTAGGTAAAAGTATTATTTCTGCGGCTGTAGCTCACAATATGGACATGCGTACAGTTATCATTTCGCCACCTCACCTTATTCCTCAGTGGGATGATTATAAAGAGCAATTTGGCATCCGTGGATCAAAGGTATTCAGCTCTGGCAAGATAAATGAGGTTTATGAAAGATATAAAGAATCCAGAGAACCAATTTTATTCGTGTTGGATGAAGCTCATCGATATCGTAACGAAGACACAAACGATTACAAATTACTTCACCAAGTCTGTAGAGGAAATCCTGATAACAAAGTACTGCTACTTACTGCAACACCATTTAACAACGATCCCAAGGATGTTTTCGCCCTTCTAAAACTCTTTCAAACTCCTGGCCAATCCACAATGCGTTCTGTCGATAATTTAAGTTTGAGATATCGAGAGCTAATTCAGCGATACAAGAAGCTGAGACGAGACATGGCGAGAGACTTGAATGCAGATGAAGTAGACAAGGAGGCAAAAGAAATAGCAATTGAACAACGAAGACTCATCGAACCTATTCTTATTCGTCGTTCCAGGTTAGATCTTAAATATATCACTAGATATAGAGAAGACTTAGCTGCTCAAGGCGTTGATTTCTCAGAAGTGAAGGGGCCTAACTTACTCGAATATGACCTTGGAGATTTATATGATCTTTATATCGAAACTCTCGGTTTGATCACAAAACCTGAAAATCAGGGATTTATAGGAGCTCGCTATAAACCAACCGCCTCAGAGTACATGAGTGAGGAAAGTAGGAAAAAGTTCATTGAAAAATATAAAGAAGAATTCGAGGATGTTGAGGACATTAAAATCGCTCAGTCTAACTTGGCGCAATTTATGAGACGACTTCTGGTTATGCGTTTTGAAAGTTCAAGAGATGCCTTCCGCTCTACCCTTGAGAAGATGATTGAATCCAATGAAAAAATAGAAAACTGGTGGAACGAACTTGGATCTGTGCCAATTATGAAAAAGGGGCAATTTCCAGATCCCAAAGACTATGATTTGGAAGATGGAGAGGAAGGAGACTCCCTTGCTCAAGATTTAGAGCTTTTGAGAAGCAAGAAGGGATTTCTAGAGATTGACAAGAGTTTGTTGAATCCTAAGTTCATCGAGGATGTCCGACACGATACTGAGTTACTTAGATCAATTCATCGTCAATGGTATTCCAATTCCAATTATGCTGATCTAGATCCAAAGCTAGACGAACTTGTATTAAAACTGAAAGGGTTCTTATCAGAAAACCCAGATAGAAAAATTGTTATCTTTTCAAGCTACAAAGACACTGTTGATTATCTTCACCGAGAACTTCAAAAGCGCGGCTTTAATCGTGTTACCAGATATACGGCAGCAGAAGGTACTGATACCTATAAAAAGATCATTAAAGCAAACTTTGACGCTTCCTATCCTCAAGAGTTACAGGAGAACGACTACGACGTCCTATTGGCAACTGATGCTCTAAGCGAAGGTTTCAACTTACACAGAGCTGGAATAGTTATCAACTACGATATTCCTTATAATCCCACTAGAGTGATCCAAAGAGTAGGACGTATCAATCGTATTAACAAAAAAGTGTTTGATTATCTGTATGTTTACAATTGTTTCCCAACAGCAGTGGGTGAAGAAGAAACCAGACTCAAATCAATCTCTACTCTAAAAATAAAACTTATTAATGCCGTTGTCGGCAGTGATACGAGAACTCTTACAAGCGATGAGGAATTAACGAGCTTTTTCAAAGACGAATTTGATAAAGCAAAACAACAAGATGAGCAATTGTCTTGGGATGCTCCGCACAGGGAAGCTTACGAAAAGGCGCTTAAAACTAAGGACATGGATAAAATTCACCGCCTGCCAAGGAGAAGTAGAATTAAACGTAGTAACACCGGAAAACAAGGTGTTGTTGTATTCGGAAAGAAAGGCTCCAATTCTATTTTTACATATGGTGTGGATCAAGTAGAAGCTGATGTTGTGGCTGCCGAATCTGCTTTATCTTACTTTCAGGCGAAGCCAGAGGATAAAGGAGAATCAGTTGGTGACGACTTTATCATGGCATTTAATACAGCCAAGGAGAAGCTATTTGGGAAACATGAGTTACCAAAAATTCAAGGTCGAAGAGCCAAGGCCATTCATGTCCTTAAGGTAATTGCAGATGAAATGCCTACAACTCGTGATTATTGTGAGGACATTATTTCCATTATTAAAACACTGGATGATTTGAGCGATGGTTCTTTGAAAGACATCTCACGTCTTGATCTTAGAAATGTAGAGAATGCCCGCCAACAGCTCTTTGAAATTGTTCCTGAAACATATATACGCAACATGCTTACCAGGGCAGGACGTACCGAAGGTGAAGAAGAACTGCTTCTATTCGCAGAGCAATTAGTATGATGAATCTAAATGAAAAATACAATCGTGATCAGTTTACCAGCTTCTTAAAAGAGGTTTTCCTCAAGGACTTTCAAAGCGACATTAGGCCTATCTCTATTAGCAACTACAAATCTTTCAACAGAGCACAGAGCCTAGGTAGAAGTGAATCTCTCGACCTCCATGTTTTTGAATTTGAATATTCAGGTTCATTTAACAAACGCATTGCACTTGCAAAGGATGCGTTTCAAGTCATGAAGCAAAGTGCCACCTTCCAGGCTCTCGCTGTATTTCATTCTCCTGACAGCGATGATTGGCGATTTTCCCTAATGACTGCAAACCCTAAACGAACAGAAGCTGGCAAGGTTACACTGGCATACTCAAACCCCAGGCGATACTCTTTTTTCCTAGGACCTAGAGCAAAGGTCAATACACCAACAAAGTTTCTTATTAGCAAAGGCCTCATTAATGATCTTGAGGATTTGAAGAGCAGATTTTCATTGGAAGTCGTAAATAAAGAATTTTACAATGAGATATCAGAAAGTTTTGTCAAATTAGTTGGTGGCACATTAGGCTCAGGTAAGAATAAAAAATCTTACAAATCATTATTACAACTACCTTCTGTGGCTAGTGGTAGTCAAGTTAATTCTGAATTTGCTGTAAGACTAATCGGTAGAATAATATTCTGTTGGTTTTTGAGAGAAAAACGAAGTGAATCGAATATTTCACTAATGCCTCATGAGTTGGTGTCGTTAAGAGGAATTGAAAACCATCCAGATTATTATCATTCAGTGCTTGAGCCAATATTTTTTGAAGTACTAAATCAACCTGTAAGGTCTCGAAAAGATCCCTATTATGACAAACCATATTCCTTAATTCCCTATCTAAACGGCGGACTATTTTCACCTCATGAGAGTGACTACTACAAGCGGAGAAACGGAGATCAGTCAATTTATCATAATACTTTAGTTGTACCAGACGAATGGTTTGTGTCATTTTTCAAAATTTTAGAAACATATAACTTTACTATTGATGAAAACACTAGTTTTGACGAGGAACTGTCTATTGACCCTGAAATGCTAGGAAGAATTTTCGAAAATCTCCTTGCCGAAATCAATCCAGAAACAGGCGAGTCTATCAGAAAAAGTACTGGTAGTTACTACACCCCAAGAGAAATAGTTGACTTTATGATAGATGAAAGCCTACTTCTTTATTTACAAGAAAAAACGAATATTGAGCAGGCCAAGCTTCGTGCTGCAGTAACCTATGACTTAAATGATGATGCTGAATACCCTCTAGATAGACTTGAAAAACAAAAAATCATTAACGCTATAGAAAAAATTAAAATCTTAGACCCTGCTTGTGGTTCTGGAGCTTTTCCCATTGGAGCATTACAAAAAATGGTTTTCATTCTGCAACAGGTTGATCCTGATGGACAATTGTGGTTCAAAAAACAACTACAAAATACCTCTCCTGAAATTAGGCGTGTCATCGAAAGAGAGTTTTCACACAAGAATTTTGACTATATTCGCAAACTTGGAGTAATCAGAGAAAATATTTATGGCGTGGATATTCAAACGATTGCTACAGAGATTTCTAGATTAAGATGTTTTCTTACTTTGGTTGTTGACGAACGTGTTGATGATTCTCTAGAAAATAGAGGAATTGAACCGCTTCCAAACTTAGATTTTAAATTCGTCACTGCAAACACCCTATACAGTCTGCCAGATATTGATAAATCGGGTCAACAAAACGGTTTATTTGATGACAGAGAAAAGATTGATGACCTCAAAAACATTAGAGACCAATACTTTAACGCTTCCGGAATAGAGAGAGAACAACTGAAAACTGAATTTGTGACTGCTCAAAAAAGATTGGTTGATGAGTTGATTAAAGAACATGGATTCATGGGTGTTGCTAGAGCTGAGTTAACACAAAAATTAACTAGTTGGGAACCATTTAACCATAAGTCCACATCGTGGTTTGACCCTGAGTGGATGTTTGGCATTTCAACTGGCTTCGATCTTGTCATAGCTAATCCTCCTTATGATGTTTATCAAGGTGATAAAAAAGATGATATAAAAATCATTAAAAAGCTAGATCTATATAAAATTGCTAGAGGAGGGAAACTCAATACATATAAGTTGTTTTTAGCACGGTCTGCGCAGTTGCAAAAAGAAGGTGGCGTTTTATGCGAAATCTTTCAAAACTCTTTCCTTGGGGATAATTCTGCAAAGCTATTGCGAAAATTCTTTTTTGAAACACAACAAATTATCCAAGTAGACTCTTTCCCTGAAAGGGATAATGCAAAGCGACGGGTCTTTGAAGCTGTAAAAATGAGTGTTTGCATTTTAATCTCAAGAAAAATTGAAAAAGAAGACTACAACTTTAGACTTAATGTTTGGGAATCTAAATACATGGACTCCAGTATCTCGATTGAGTATTCGAAAAGTGAAATACTCACTTTTGACCCTTTTTCTGCACAGATTCCAATGTTGGATCAACATACCAAGAAACTGTTCACAAAAATTTACAGGAATAATCCTAAAGCACCGGCCTCTTGCCTTGAAGGCGAGCTTAACATGACTTTCCATAAAAAATATTTTTCAAATGATTCCAACAAACCAAAAGTCCTAAAGGGTGCAGCTATTCAACGATACAAACTTACAGACGAATTAAGCCAGGGAGAGGTTGAATACTTGAATGTAGACTCTTACCTACACGATTACAAATCTAGTAAAAAAGTCGTCACCACGAATCTTTGCGTATTGGTATGCAGGGAATTACAGGCGTAGATGACGAACGTAGATTGATAATGACGATCATACCGAAGGGACAATTCTGTGCAAACTCGTGTAACTATGTCATTTCCAATGATGAAAATTACAGTATCTTCTTTTTACTAGGTCTCTACAACTCGTATTTATTGAATTGGATATTTAAAAAAACAAGTACAAATAGCAATGTCAATTGCTACGAAATAGAGAATTTACCAGTACCAACACTTGACGAAAAGAACAATTCCATTGCAGGAAAAATTGATGAATATGTTAAAGAAATCCTCTCGACAACCAATAAAGGCTCTGAAATTATAAAATCGAAACAATTTGAAATTGACGAACTCGAATCTCAAATCGACAAATTGGTATACAAACTTTACAAGCTAACACCAGAAGAGATTGCTATTATTGAAAACTCATTATGACCAGTGCAAAAAACTGATTTAACCTAAACAAATATGTATATATCAAGAGTCTACATCAAAAATTATCGCAACTTTGAAAAGTTTGATCTATTTATTCCTGATGGAAGTCCTTTGACGATTATCGGTGGGAATAATTCCGGGAAAACAAACTTCCTTCAAGCTGTCAGACTTGTTCTAGATTCCAGCATTGCGCCCTGGGAGAAGAGGCTTACAGAAGAGGATTTTTGCTGGAGTAAGGACGATGAGTGTTGGAAGAACGGTGAGCATATTGTTATTACAATAACCTTTAGTAATGTAACTGATAAAGAAGAAATACAGTCGTTATTGCATTCAATAGCCCCCGTTTACAACGAAGAGAGTGTTCTTTCTTCATCTCAATCTACAGACAGTCTTGAAGCTAACATCTCATTTGTTTTTGCCCCTTCAGCGATGAATAAGGATGGTAATTATGATCTGGTCGAAGATTACATCAGTTTCCTAGTGGCCGGGAAATATCACCCTTCAGGATATTACTATCTGCCAGACGGAAGCATTAAGGAGTATGGGGACACTGTTATCTCCGGTTTATATGCTTGCCCAAACAAAGAAGATCTATATAAGTATTTTTACCTATCGGAAGACAATATTGAGGCACTAAGAGTTGATCCCACAGCTCCCTTTGAAAAACAGCTCTCAAAGCAGTCTTATCCTAACAAGGTTCGAAAACATATCAATCTGCTCGCACTAGATGCCCTTAGAGATGTCAAAAATGACTTTTACTTCGGTTATCGTTCTTTAGTTTCCCAGTTGATTAGAGGTGGCATAAAAAATAGCAATAACAACCAAATATCCAAAGAAGTTTCAGATGCCTTCAAAAATCTCAGATCAAGTGGAGCTATTCCTGAAGCTAACAGTATTCTTGAAGAAATAGAGACAAGACTACAAAACAAAGACATCAACTTATTGTCAGATAAGGCAGACTTAATTATTGGCACCCCAAGAGTTACCTTAGAGAACATCGGTCGATATTTCAACTTCTTAGTTAATCTCAAAGAAGACCTGAAAACTGATCAGGATATGGAGACTATTGGGCTTGGTTATCAAAACCTTGCTTATATATCTGCAATCTTTGCTCTATTCGAATTGAAGAAAGAGCTTATTTTGAATGATACGGATGAGAAGGTTCGTATTGTCTACAATCTATTACTCATTGAAGAGCCAGAAGCACATCTTGATGTTCAGAATCAGAAATACCTTCATACACAAATAGAAAACAAAACTCAGAAACTAATGGAAATGAAAGCAGTAGCTGAGGATGAAACTGATGAAGAAGCTAAACAATTTTTTGCTTTCACCCAAGTAATCCAAACTTCTCACTCAACCCATTTGGCTTCCAAATCCGATCTGAAGAATCTTGTTGTTTTGCAAAAAGGGGTTAATCAGGCAAAAGCTATAAACATTGACAGTGTCCTACGGCTTAACGATGTTACTTACAGCCACAACAGAAGAATAGTAAAACAATACCTGGATGCCACGAGATCTTCATTGCTTTTTGCACGGAAAGTTGTTTTGGTTGAAGGGCTCTCAGAAAAATACTCAGTCGGCACAATTATTAACACCCAGTTAAATCAGCAACGACCTGAAAGTAATGTCGATATTGATAGTGAAGGCATAGAAGTTGTTGAGGTGGGTGGGAAAATATTTGATCCGTTTAATGCTCTTTTTCAGAATGATCAAGCTATGGGGCTTAACAATAAGTGTTTAAATCTTAGAGATGGTGATTCTCATCTGGATGCACAAGTAGTTACTGACTATGAGGCAAAATATAATGAGCTTAACCCAGACAATGTTGCTACGACTCAACTGAATACAAAGAAAAATATTTACACTTTCGAAATTGATTGTTTCTTTTTGCCAATACCGGATGACCTAAGCAAAAACAACATTGATTACCTCAAGCTTATTTTGTATAGGTTTATGAAGGATGGAGATTACTTCAAAACCGATGATACCTTTGCAAGGAAACTAGGTGCCATTGATAGTTTTGCCCAGGAAATTGCTGATCACGGAGTAGATAAGGCTAAGTTTGAGCAATTCTTCAATGACATCCTGGGCCACGAAGTCTCTAAGCCTTCCATATCTTTATATCTATCATCTTTGTTGAAGGCAAAATTACTCAAAGATGGTACCGAAATTGAAACTTGGGGCGGTACTCCAGATCCAGAGATTGGTATTACACCCTTTAATGATCTGCCTGAGTTCATTATGCCCAAGTACATCAAAGATGGAATCTCATGGCTAATTACAGACTAAAACTAGGAACAGACTTTGACCTATCACCAAAACAGATAGAGATATTAGAGCGTAATAAAGATACTTTAGTCCGTGCACTTCCTGGCAGTGGAAAGACAACTATCTTGACTCTAAAAATAAAAAACTTATTGATAGACGATCCTAGGCTAAATAAGTTGTGTTGTATCTCCTATACTAATGTGAATGTAGAAGATCTGGAAACAAGTTGTTCACTAATATTAGATACTGAACAAATGAAAAAAATTGATTTTCTGACATTCCATAAATTTTGTTTGCAATATGTCTTGGCTCCATTTTCTTATTTGTATAGAAGCGAAAAAAACGGATTTAGGGTTTACAAAAAATACTTTGATTTTAACGAGCACGGCACAGATCTTATTGCCTACTTAATAGATAAGAAAATTAAAGAATCTGACATCCAAGAAATACTTAAAACAGAGAAAATATATTACAATTTTAAATTTTCTAATGGTTCATTGAAGATTACTAGTAATTCTGTTGACACCCATACTGTTAATGAATATCTCAACTTCCTAAACTCACAAAGACTTATCGACTTTAATTTAGTGCCATTATTGTCGCTTTTTATTATTCAAAATAACCCTGTTGTCAGGCGCGTTTTAAATAAGTCTATTGATTGGATATTTATTGATGAGTTTCAAGATGTATCCGAGATACAGTGCAAAATCATTGAAGCACTCAGTGGTAGCCGAATTAAAAAAGATTCTGATACAAAATGGTTTATGGTTGGGGACCCAAACCAATCTATTTATGGCTTCGCTGGAGCAAACCCTAGAAGTATGTATGATATGCGCAACTTCTTTAAACAACTACATGATGGAGATGAGTGTGAAATTAAGCTAGACAAAAGCCACCGTTGTTCTGACGAAGTTTTTGAATATGCTAAAAAGAACTACAACTCCGTTTTACGAAAAGTCAAAGATTCACAAATGGTTCAACAGTTACCAAGCAAGGATATTGTTGGATATTTAGAAGACTTGGAAATTGCTGAAGATCTACATGGAAACGGTGGTGATGGGAAAGTAATTGTCAAAACTACCGTTTCAGCCGTCAGCGAGATCGTAAATTTGAAGTTCAATGAGCTTCTAGATCAAGAAGTCTGTTGTATTGGTATCAACCGCTTCAACTCAATCGATGTATATAAACAATATATGCTTCATGACAACACCAATGACGGAGACGGCTTCAGTTTATATGCTGAGCTATACAAGGATTATGAGGAACGGTATGGGTTTAAATACTTTTCACTGTTTGTTAGATACTTAATTTTAAAACATCACTTTTACAACAACAGGCTCAAATATCAAAGATCACTTGAGAAGTTCATTTATTCTATGGGATTGCTTCTCTCAGATAAGCTAAATGTTGATATGCCGTCACAGTCACTTTCAAGCATTACAGTTGATGCTATTAATATAACTTCGCCACTTGATCCGGCCAGTACGGTCTTTAATGAGTTCGTTGGCTTTACTGAACGACTAGTTGCAAGCTTAAATAATACTCTAGAGGTTGCTGATGGAGAGGAATCTATATTTAACACGATCTCGGAGTCAGATAAGATAACCAATATCGATGCTGTTACTGAACCAACACTTGCAAATTTCCTAGCCTATATTACGCGCTCAAGTCCTGAAAAACTAACTTTTGAGATAAAGCATATTCATAAGATTAAAGGCTTGGAATATGAGCAAGTTATTGTTCAGAAAATTGAAGATCTCCCACACAAGTCAAACTATGGAGTGCATTTTGCTATCTTTGGAACAAGATCGTTTCAGGCAACTGCTGGTCATATTTATGATTATGTTCAAGAACTCAATAAGCTCTATGTCATGTTAACAAGGCCAAGAAAGAATCTCTATATTATTAAAAATCAGTATAAACAATGTCACTTCTTAGCTGTCTAATAACTAACAAATAATTTATCTATGCAACTATCTAAATCAGACTATATGTTATTTCTCCGCCACCCTGCATGGTTGTGGCTCAAGAAATTCGACAAGAGCAAATTACCTCCTATTGATGACGACCTGCAAGCCATGTTTGATGCAGGACACGAGTTTGAAAGCTACGTAGAAAAACTATTTCCCGATGCGATCAGGATAGGATTTAACAATTTTGATGAATACCTAGCACTTACAGGAAAAACTCTTCAAGAAATTAGCAAAGGCACTCAAACTATTTTTCAAGGTCGATTGGAAGTCGATGGTTTAACTTGTATTTTTGATATTCTAAAAAAAGTTGGAGAAAAAGAATTCGACTTAATTGAAATAAAAGCCAGCACCAAGGCAAAACCAGAACATGAATACGACTTAGCATTCCAGCTTTTGGTTCTAGAAAAATCTGGTTATTCTGTAAGAAATATCTTGGTTATACATGCCAACAAAGAATATGAGAGAAATGGCGAGATTGACCCCAACATCATTTGTAGCCAAACTGATATATCAGAAAAGGTTCGCGCGCTCAAAAATATCACAGAAGAACAAGTGGCCATAGCTCAGGCAGTTTTAAACAAACAAGAGATCCCAGATATTTCACTTCGTCATGTTAATAGAGTTGGTGTCCCCGGTGTCTCTCAGTGGTTTCAAGAATGGCTGACAATTTATAAAACTCTCAAACCAAATGGTGACCCATACAATGTTTATGAATTGAGTTATCCAAGTAGTGAACAAATTGGAAAATTGGAGGATGCTGGTATTACTCGAATAGCTGACGTCCCAGATGAACTTGTTTTAAGACCAAAACAATTTGCTCAAATAAAAACCACTAGAGAAGATAAGCCAATTGTAGATAAAGAAAAGATCAGAGAATTTCTAGAAGATTTGCAATACCCGCTCTACTTCTTCGATTATGAAACCCTGTCATCGGTGATTCCATTTTTTGATGGCATGAGCCCTTATAAAGATTATCCATTCCAATACTCGTTGCATGTACTTCGTACTCCAGATGCTGAGCTTGAGCACTATGAATATCTGCACGCAGAAAATTCTAATCCAATGCCAGGTCTACTAAAGCAACTCAAGCAAAATATCGGCAATGAGGGAACGGTTCTTACTTGGAACATGAGCTACGAAAAAGGTTGTAATGATCGCATGGTTGCTCTATATCCTGAACATGCAGAGTTTCTGGCTGAGCTTAACGAGCGAATTGATGACCTAATGACACCGTTTTCGGAGATGTGGTATTTCCACAAAGATTTCTTTGGTAGTGCTTCTGTAAAGAGGGTAATGCCAGTCCTGGCTTCCGAGTTGAGCTACAAAGAACTAAATGTTGGGAATGGCCTCCTTGCAAGAAGAATGTGGACGCAGGCTGTTCTAGAAGGCAAACACCTAGATAAAAGACCACAGATTATGGAGGACTTAAGTAAGTATTGTACCCTCGACACTTTTGCTATGGTCAGGATATTGGAAGTACTAAGAAAAATTGCTTATGAGTAATCGTGACGATTTAGAGTCAAGACTTGAAGATTTAGAAGATGTAACTTTCGATGAAGAGCGGGACGAGATTGCAGATCTCATTGAGAGTGGTGAACTAGAAGATGCCGAGGGTTTATTGGATGATCTAGAAAGTGAGAGAAGTTAATAAGTTGTGCTGCCCAGAAAGTAGCATATGTTATCCGACATTAAATATTTAGAAGAAGAACAGGCATATATTGATCGATACGACCTCCACACCATCGAGGAATGCTTAGAATGGTATTGGAGTTTGCGTAAGGGAATGGAGCAACATCGGGAGGAGTTAAAGACTAAAGAACCTGATACTGATTTCGACAAAGAAGTGCACAAGTGCTGTAGCTACACAGTTAACGTTACAAAAATCAATCGATATCGTCACAAAAAAGAACGTATTTCAGAATGGATGGAAGCTGATCGGAGGCGCCAAGAAAAAATTGATAACGCTACGCCTCCTGACGGGGTACGCTGCGACAAATGCGATTCTGCTACTAAAGTCATTGATAAAACTCTCCACGATGCCTACGACGATAATATGAGGGTGTCCTTTATTTTTGAGTGTTTGAAATGCCAGAAACGACAAATTTTCTATGAGGATGGCTCTCCTTGGGACTTCAAAAGACCCAAGTGCAAAGACTGCGATGTAGAGCTCAAGACCAAATACGAAGAAAAAGGAGAGAAGCTTACCACTATCACTTATTGCCCAAAATGTTCATTTAAAGAAGTTGATGTCATAGATTCTAAAAATAAGCGTATTGAGAGGGAAAAGGAAGAAGAAAGACAGCGCAAGCTTTTGGAAGAGTACCGCTCTGAATTTTGCTTAAATGATGAGTCGGGACCGAAAGCCGTTGCCAGTCTGGATGGCATTGTAGCTCTATCCAAAAAATGGAAGGAGCAGGAGAAAAAGGAAAAAGATCCAATTTTTCAGAAAGCTAAGAAACTTAAAAAACTAAAACTCAATCAGCTTAAAGATCTGATTTCTAAAGCAATCGCTGATAATGGCTATATTGATCTTGAATTTAACAAGCCGGAAATGGGCAAGTTTGTAGTCGTTGAATTCAGTGCCACCGACAGCAAAGATGACCGAGAAGAATATGACAGCACCCACACAATAAAAAAGGTCATTGAATCTGCTCTAGGGAGCACTAACTGGCGTTTGATGAGTGAAGGTATCTACTACCGTTTAGGTATTGTTTCCGGGAGGTTAAAAGCCTACGAGCGGGAGGAAGATTTAATGAAGATTGTAAAATAAAGAAATTACAGCGATTGCCACCTCAGCCATTCATTTATTTTCTTTTCAATTATATTGAGCACGTTAGAAAGAATACATTTAGTTGATAAAATTCAAAAATTAGCTATAATACAACTAGTTATAATATAGCTATACGAATATTATGTCAAAGCAAGAGGCAACAATCGGCGAAAATATAAAGAAATACCGAAACAAACTCGGTATTTCTCAAGATGTCTTGTCAAAAAAGGCAAATTTAGCTTTCCATACCATTGCAAAAATAGAAGCGGGAGCAACGCCCAATCCCACCATTGATACTGTCAAAAAAATAGCAGATGCATTGGGTGTTTCACTTGATGTTTTAATGAAAAAATAATATGAACAATTTATTTTCAAATCCAATCTTCATAATAATACTTGCCGTAGGCATTCCTTCTGTTCTCGCCTTTTTGTATTTCTTTACTCACAAGTCAAATCAACAGACAGAGAAGTTCGATAAATTTGACGAACTTTATAAAAAAATCAGCGAAGAAATTAAATACGCCGTTGCTCCTAAGTCTATAAATCTTTCTACCGGTGTCGCCGAGCTTGTCGAACTAGCGACGGAAGTGTGGCGCATCGAACAGCGACTGGCGAAAGTGGCTGACACCCTTCCGGAAAGTCAGAGGAAAGGGCTGGAGAATTCCGTGCATAAGTTTAAACGGTATATCTCGAATTACGACATCGAGATTGTGGATTATACCAATCAAAAATTCAATGACGGATTAAACCTCGACGTTCTATCGGTGGAAAAAGATCAGAGCGTGACAACGCAAACCGTAAAAGAAACAGTTGAGCCAACCATCTTGGTTAAAGGGCAGGTTGTTAAAAAGGCCAAGATCATACTACTAAGCAACTAAGGAATAATAATTTATGAGCAATCAGAACATACAAATCGGCATAGATCTGGGAACAACAAATTCCGAAGTTGCCGCAAATAATAAAGGTCACGCAGAAGTGGTAAAAAACATTTTCAATGATGAATACACACCTTCAGTTTTTGGCGTCGACAAATCAAAAAATAAAGTAGTTGGTAAAAGATCATACGAACGCCTTTATAAAGATGCATCAGAAGAAGAATTTTCAAACAACAAAGCAGAAGTAAAACGATTGATGGGTACATCAGACAAAGTCCACTTTGATCGACTCGACGAAGATATGTCACCGGAAGAAATCTCAGGTGAAATATTAATAAGTCTCAAAGAGGATGTCCTCCGCAAGTATCCTGGCACACCTACTACTGGTGTAGTTATTACGATACCAGCGTACTTTTCCACTTTACAAGCTGAGGCGACTAAGCGTGCAGGCAATGTGGCCGGCTTCAAGCATGTAGTTTTAATACAGGAGCCAATTGCTGCAGCGATTGCATACGGTTTTATGAATGCCCAGAATGAGAACTGGCTGGTTTATGATTTAGGTGGCGGTACGTTCGACGTGGCTTTGATTTCTTCAAAAGACGGCTCTCTTTCCGTGCTTGGTCACAATGGTGATAACTTTCTTGGAGGAAAAGATTTTGATTGGGCTGTCGTGGATAAAGTGATAGTCCCAGCTATTCTGGAAAAACACAATATTAAAGACTTCACGCGTAGTAGTAAAAAATACCGCAGCATATTTGCCAAGCTAAAATACTACGCAGAAACTGCGAAGATCACTCTTTCACAAACAGAAGAGACTACTATCGAAGTCGAGAAAATCGGTGAAGATGATAATGGTAGAGAAATATATCTCACAATACCTTTCACTCGTACGGACTTTGAGAAGCTAATAAAGCCATTTGTTGATAAAACCATCGAGTTAAGCAAGGAGACGATCAAGGACGCCGGGGTGAAACAGTCCTCCATCTCACGGATCGTGCTTGTAGGTGGACCCACCATGATCCCGTACATAAAAAACCGATTGGAAACAGATCTAAAAATTGAGGTTGACACCACATCTGATCCACTGACGGTCGTCGCTCGTGGCGCATGCATTTATGCTGTAAGTCAGAAAGTTCCAAAAGAATTTCTTGAATCAAAAAAGTCTACTGATTCTTCGATCAAGACTTTGCGCCTCAATTACGAATCCCTTACATCCGAGACTGAAGAAACTCTGACCGGCGTTGTAGAAGAACTTAAGGATTCAGATGAGGATTATTTCATCCAGGTACAGAGTGAAGGAGGGCTTTTTAGCGGAAAGAAAATAAAGCTTAAGAACAGCAAGTTCATCGAGACAGTAAACCTAGATAAAAACAAGACCACTCTTTTCTGGATTTACTTGTTTGATGCGGAAGGAAATCCGATCAAGACCGAACCAGAGTCGTTCTCTATAACACACGGCCTTTCAGTATCTGGTGCACCAATACCTCACTCCATTGGAGTTGGTGTTGTGAAGCGAGGATTTAGCGGTGCCAATTTCGCCATGAATGAGGAGTTCGAAGTGATTTTTGAGAAAAACAGTATTCTTCCTCTTAAAGACACACGCACTTATAAGACCCTCAAGTCGCTAGTCAAAGGAGACAAAGAGAATGCGCTCCCGATCAAAATACGTGAAGGCGAATCAGTTGTACCTGATCAGAACCAGTTCATCTGTGATCTTAAGGTAACTGGAGAGAAGCTCCCTTATGATCTACCTGAAGGTACAGAGATTTCACTCACAATCGAAGTAAATGAATCGCGTGAGGTTAAGGTGGAGGCGTTTATTCCATCAATCGATCTTACGTTCAGTGCGCGTGCAACAATTCATGCGGAAAACTTGAGCGTTGAAGAAATGGAGACACAACTCAAAGATCAGAGTGATCGAGCAAAGAAAGTCGAGCAATCCTGCACTCCTGAAGAGAAAGGTAAGCTACAGAATCTCGTACAGTCGCTTGAGGGTAGTTTGGCGACTGCAAATGTTGATGAGGATGAAAAGCGAAAAGCTGATAAGCAACTCAAGGACTTAAAGATTCGCCTTGATGGCATCGAAAAAATGAAAGAGTTCCCACAGCTCAAATCTGAATACGAGGAAAAAGTGAAAAGTGTGGAAGAGATAATCAACGAATGGAGTGAACAGACAGAGCAGACTATGCACCAAGACCAGCTGCGCGTGATCAAGGAAGAAGCTGATCTGGCAATTGGCAAGGAGGATAAGGTAATGCTTAGTCGTTCACTCGAACAACTTGAGGAACTCAACAATAAGGCTCTTTTCTCGAATCCTGCATCATGGGTCTATATGTTCAACAAGATAAAAGAAACGAGCCATGCTTGGACGAGCCCGAAGGAAGCAGAATACTACATGAACAAAGGTCAACGTGCTCTTGAACTTGGCAATGTAGAAGAGCTCAAAAGGTCGGTACACAATCTAATGCTCCTTCTCCCTCCAAGTGAACAGAAAATGATACAGGGTAATATGTCAGGTATCACCAAATAATTTATGTCAAACCTATTAAAAAATAATGCATATCACATCCTTGGACTCGACACATCGGCCGCACAGCGAGATGTGCAAAAACGCGCGAAGGAGATCGTCAAATTCCTACAGATCGACGACACACCGGAATATGATCTCGACATTAGAGTATTCGACGACTTCCGGACGGAACATGCGGTCAAGGATGCTGTGCAAAAACTTACCTCACCTAAGAAGCAAATCAAAGATTACTTCTTTTGGTTTTATATTTCCGACGAGGTAGATGAACAAGCGGTAGGGATCCTCCGCAAGAAAAACCCTGAGGAAGCGATAAGAGTTTGGAAACACAACGCCGATGGCGACTCCACTAAAGCGATGTTTTATAAAAAGAACCTCGCGCTTTTGTACTGCATCTTGCTATTCAAAGAGGACAATAAGCAATATCTCAAAGAGTCTTTAAAAATCTGGCATGAGATTATCAACTCATCAAAATTCTGGACTGCTTTTACAAAAATATATAAACACCACGACGAGCTTGATACCGACCAAGATATCATTTCGGATTTCCAGAAACGGGCCACTTCTTTCCTTTCTGATCTCTATGCTGAGATTAGCCATGCACGTGGAGACGATTCCTATGTGGCGGAGTTCACTAAACTATTTAATTTGCGTGGAGAAAAAACGGAGAAAGTGATAATGGCTCCTATATTCCATGAGATAACTGAAGCTGTCGAGAAGCTTGAAGTTATGAAGGTGTCTGATGATGGGGAATTAGACAAAGAGGAAGCGACTCAGATAAAACAGCATGTTACTAAGATTCAAAATTGTTGCAATAAATTGATCGATCTAGGACTATACGACGATAGCCAGTCAAAAACAATACGTGACCGCGCGGCCGCTGCTATCCGCTCAATTGTTCTTGACATTCATAACAATCTCGATGATATGCCAAAAGCAGAGCAACTCTTGAATGTTGCAATACAATTCGTGGGTACATCCGGAATGGAGAATAAACTAAAGCAAGACCTTGATCAGTTTAAGAAGAATAAAAAGTTCTTAAATGCAGCAGCTCCCATCATGGCTCTCATGAACGATAAAAAGTTCGATGAGGCCTTAGATCTTATTGACCAGAAAAAGTCTGAGAGCAAAGACCCTGAATTTAAGGATGCGATGGACAACAAAAAAAAAGAAGCTGTGACCATGTACGCAGTGTTTGAGTTCGTCGAGGGTAAAAAACTATTCGAAGCTGGCAAGCACGACGAGGCACGCCCCATTCTCCAAAAGACTGCCTCGATCGTTTACGAAAACATTGAGATTTATGATGTAGATAAGGGCGTAATTGACTCTTGGCTTGATTTGATAAAGAACAATGTAAAAATTCTTACAGCAGAGAACGCAAACGACGTCGACGAGGTTCAAAACAAAATGCTGAAAAAAATAGATGATGCATTCGATGAACGATGGGAGCAAATGGCAATAAAGATTCTCCTCAATTCTTACTATTATGCGGGACTTGGCGATGTGATTAAGAATAAGAAAGCAGAAAATACAAAGTCAAACGTCATCAGCTGGATCGTTTGGATCGTTATTATGATAATTTTAGGAGCAATATTTGGATGAACATATGAATAAGAAAATATCTTTAGATTTTGATTTCTTAGATGAAAGCCCAAAGTCAACTGAGCGGGAGCAGGCAACTAAGCCAGTGGCAACTACTCCTGTTTCCTCTTCCGTTAGTAAAGTGAACCTTCTCGAATATTTGAAAGAGTGCTATTCCGACTTCAATGGATTCTGCAAGAATTATTTAGTATCAAAAAAACCACCATACCTCCTTCTGTTGGTCTGGTTATTTGGTATAGGCTCAGCCGCTGACAACCTCACGGGTTCACTTCAGGACTACACTAGCTGGGGTAAAATATGGGCAATCGTGATTCTAAGTGGCATCTTTACTGGCGCACTCGGATACTACATTGGTGGTTGGTTCTATAACGTCCGAGTTGGATGGTCAAAGGGAAAACAAGATATAAATATGTCTCGCAATATTAATCTTTTCACTTCACTACCAATATCCCTTACAAGCATTCTTATGCTGTTATTAAATCAGATGACGTACGGTGAGGATTACCTAAATTATTACTACTCTGATGCTTCTACAGTCGACGTTGTGTTTTTCTTTGTTTTCGTTGCAGCTATTATTTATACAATTCGCTTAAGCTATATGGCAGTAAGAGAAACAATGCATGTAGAGAAAAAACGCGCCATAGGATGGTTTATTGTGGCGCCAGCAATTTTGTACACTCTTATCATTTTCTTCAGTGCATTAGAATAACTATTTATGAAAAATAAGGATAAAAAATTAGAAATAGATTTAGACTTTTTGGATAAAAATCCGGAAAAACCAAAGCAATCGATTCGTAAGAATACTACGAAAGTAGTAAAGAACTCTGGTTCGGCAAAATCTAATTGGAAACTATTCTTAATACTAGCGGGAGTAATAATAGTGATATTTTGGATTGGTTCTTCCGATGATAATAGCACCTCTTCATCAACCTACACTTCTCCAAATACCAACCAGGTTAACAATGTTGCTGTCGACGATGAAAGTGTTGATTATGGGGAGTACAGGTGCTCTCAATATCACTACGATAAGGCGGTTGCGCTGTCGCCAACCGAAAGTGAACAAAAACTTGCTAATGCTCAACGCTCTATGGAAACTCGAGCTAATGAGATCGAACGCCTGCAGAGAGAAATTGAGAATAGTTATGTTAACGAGTATTCATCGCAATGGGAAATTGATGACTACAATGATACAGTTGATACATATAATCTTAAACTAGCATCATACGAAAGAGATGTGACCACACTTGATACTCGAATTGATAAGTTCAATACTCAGGTCGAGGCTCACAATAAATATCTAGAACAAAACTGTTCACTAAGGTAAAAATATGTCCACACCAACTAAACCAATTTTATTCCCAGGCTACAAGCTCAAAGACAACTTGACTGTAGTTGCACGCATTGAAAAAATATTTTTTACAGAAATTTATACTCTTTCGAATGAGAAGTTTCTTTTTCTATTTACCAATATTCAACAGGATGAAATTATCGATAGGAACCAAAAGTACGAGCTTGTAAATCTCGATATCTCTGGGAAAAAGTATTTAGGCGTGATTATTGATGAGCACTCACACGACAAGATAACAGCTGTCATTGACGATCTAACAGTCTTGCGTGGTTTTGACTGTGTTGCAGGAATGAACCCCCTAAAGAGCTTGCTGATAAACGAAGTTATTGAGCCACTACTGAATCCGGAAAAATATAAAAAATTTAAACTTGGTATTCCGAATGGCATATTGCTTTTTGGACCTCCAGGGTGTGGCAAAACATTCATTGTAAAAAAATTATCTGAAGAACTCGGATATAACTTTATCGAAATGAATCCCTCCTCAGTAGCGACATCATATGTTCATGGTGCCGTAGGCAATATTGGCAAAGTTTTTGAAATGGCAAAGCTTCAAGCACCATCCATAGTGTTTATTGATGAGATAGAGGGATTGGTGCCAAAGAGAGAAGAGCTTGGTTCACATGCCGACACGAAAAAGGAAGAAATTAATGAATTTCTGATCCAATTAAATAATGCTGGTCAGAATAAAATCTTAGTGGTGGGAGCTACTAACCGCCCTCACATGATTGATACAGCAATCTTAAGATCAGGAAGAATGGATAAGCGTGTTTTTGTTGGACCACCAGACTTTGATGCTAGAAAAGAGATGTTTAAGATCTGTCTTTCTGGTAGGCCATATGACAAGAATATAGATTTTGAAAAACTAGCAAAAATGACTGAAAACTATGTGGGGTCAGATATCGAACTAATTGTCACAGAGTCAGCGCGCGCAGCCGTATTCCAGAACAAGAATCTTATTGATGAAAAAATGCTAATTGATTCGGTTGAGAAATTCAACCCCTCCGTCACGATGGAAGAAGTTGCTTATTACGAACAATTTGGTGACCTAGAAAGGTCATAATTATGATTAGCAACCAACAATCAAATTATAGAATTCTCTTCTCAAAAATTGCGGTCATTCTGTTGTTGGTGGCAATAATTCCTATTTGGCCGTATTTTTTTTACCAATTTCTCAGGTTCGTTGTATTTGGAGCGGCCGCTTTTTCTGCCAATCTTTATCACAAAGAAAAAAATACGCAGTGGATGATATTAATGATAATTATTGCTATCGTTTTTAATCCGATCAATCCTCTTTATTTTGAGCGCTTCCTTTGGTCTATTATAGATTTGATTGTTGCGGTGGTATTTTTTAAATCGCCCAAAGTGGCACACTAGCTATCACAGGCACAAAAGTTGTGCATATCGAAAAGCTGCCTACAAAATTGAACAATAAAAATGACAGATATTTTAGAAAAGTATTTTGATAAGCTATCGAAGGGCATTAAGGCTAAAACAAAGAGCCTTTTGAATAGATTTCGTGTGTACCTCAAGAGACTTGTTTTCCCTCTCTATTTATTTCCAATTAAACTCATAAGCTACACAGCCTATTATTTGGTTACTTTTTCTTTTAAGTTTCTTATTTCTCTGATAAAGATAGTTATCGATATCATCGTCTTTCCGTTCAAAAGTTTGAAGAACTTTTTGAAAGCTATGTTTGTGATGGGAACCATGGTTTACATGATTGCTTCGTTGTTTGTAATTTTCGATTATTTGTCCAAGGAGTATGGAAACCTCGACAAATTTTTCTGTGGCGTGGGAGTGCGAGATAAGGTACAAAACTCGGTAGTAAGGGTAGTTGGTGGCTACTCAGAGGGCACAGGGTTCTTCATTGCCCCCGATCAAATCTTGACTAACTTCCATGTTATTGCAGATGAACCAAGCCCAAAGGTAATCTTTCCGAATGGAGAGTTTATTACCGTAATCAAGATTGTCGGCAATAAAGAAGCCGATCTGGCATTACTATACATAAATGGCACATATCCAGATTTAGTTATGCTTTTACCCGATAGAGTTTCGGTGCTGGAAGACGAACAATTGATTGCTGCAGGCTACCCGCTTGGGACCGGGCTAACAGGTGATGCAACGCTTCTCAAGGGAAGAATGATTGACTTTAGGAAGTCCAAGCAAGCATCTATGGCATACATCCAGACTGATATTAGCTTGGTCGAAGGAATGAGTGGTGGTCCACTGATTGATCAATGTGGTGAAGTGGTTGGTGTTAACACCATGAGCTTGGCTGGCATCTCACTCTTCATTAGTGCTGACTGGGCTAAAATGGCAGTGCCCGATCTCACCGATCAAAATATTACCAAAATTGAAGTTGATGCTTCAGTCTCACCTGAGAAAGCAGTCGAGGCCTTTTACACTTATCTTAAAGCTCGACGGATGGATGATGGTTTTGCGCTCCTGAGTCGTGAGTACCTAACAAAAACCAATTTTGAGGAATGGACAAATAGATTTACTGACATTCTGGATGTGGATGTTATTTCCACCAAAACCTTTGAAGATACCGATGATACCGTTTCTATTAAATTTTCGACTAAGAACTGGAACGATGGTGAAGTTGACTATCACTACTATGAGGGTACCTGGCAGACTGTCGAGGAAGATGGTATGTACAAAATGCTAAAAAGCAAGATAGTTGAGGTGGAGAATCCTGGCTGGGGTTGGTATTACGAGTAAGATTAACTCTACTCAAAGCTCACAGTCGATAATATCTGCTCTGTAATCGCTTTGTTTTCCTCGGTCGGTGGGTAAGTAGAAAATGACATAAGTTTTCCGTCCTTGATTATGATTGTATGGTAACGTCCCTTTGGTCCGATAATTAGCCCTTCTACGCCCTTGAGGCCGTCTACAGTGGCTTCTTGGATTGATTCTTGGTCCATTTCCTTCTTTGCTTGCTCCAGTCCTTTTTCAGCTATATTGCTGTTGGGTTGGAAGATAGCATAAAACTGATAAGTTGGTTTCTCCTGAGGCCCGGATTCGATATAAAAGTTAACAGCATGCTCTGTTGCTGGATTTTGCCTAAAATTCATTCCTTCGGGGACCGTGACATATAAGCCCATAGATCCGATGAACTTTTCATCTTCCTTGAGGGGTCTACTGGGAGACGCTTCCGGTATATTTGTTGGCTCACTGTCTTGCAGGGTTATTGGTTCGTTAGTTGAGGAAGAAGAGATTGTTCTTTGAGAATACAAATAAGTGCCGCTGACAGCAATAATAAAAGTAGCGGCGATGGTGATTGGCTTTATTTTCATTACTTTAAGGGTCTTCCTTGTGGTTCTCCCATATAAGGACCACCTGGCATAAACATATAACCATAATCTGTTTTTACTTCCTGGGGGTAGTGGAGGAGGATTCGGGCAATTTCCCAGGCAGTCATTTGTGTTCCCAGGCCGTATACTCCTCGGTCAATTGTGTTTTCGCCTATTTTTATGGCATTGTCTTTGCCTGGGTTTGTGTCTTCTGAGTTTTCTAAGGCGTATCTGAGGGCATCCTCGTCGCGTACAAAGCCGTAGTAGTGAAGGTTGCCGATAAGTGCATCAAGGGTCATGTTTTCGGTTACGTAGAAGCTGGCTCCTAGTTTTTCTGAGTCTTGAGCTTCTTCTGGTGTCATGCGTAGCTTGTCTATGAAGTAATCTGCTACTGTGTGTCCCTCCCAAGTGCTTTTATCAATGGGTTGGAATTGAGATTGATCAATTTTCGGCCGGAATATCTGAAAGGAAATTCCTGCAACTATGAGAATTGCTAACCCGTAGAGTAAGTAGTTTTTAGCTGGTTTAAGTGTTGTATTTTTCATATTTACTTTGTTTCTCAACATTATCTCCACAAAGATAAGTAAAGTCAAATTATTCTTACTTTGCTTACTTATTACCCTTACCAACAGGAAATCTAGCCCTGTTCAGAGCTAGATTCCTTGCCTCATCCTTGGTTTAAGGATTATGGCTACCTGGACAGTAGGCGCTGGACGAATTGGCTTCTTTACAGATCTCAGTTTCATCGAAACCTATCTGTGTAGTAGAACCCTCACAGGTTACGTCGGTCAACCAGGTGTTCATAATCTGGTAATAGTTGCTTGTTGTTGGCAACGATATCCATCGATTATAGTAAGCATTTTGGTTGATCGAGAAGCTATAACCGCTTCCGCCGTTGTAGGTAATCTGATATGGGGCATTTGTCGTCGTCGCGTAGTTGCTTGGCACAAAAGTGTACCAGTAACTCCACTGGGCAATGTTACCCATATTCCATCTCGCATAGTTGCTCAGAGAACAACCTGAGTAGGTCTTCCACATACTGTACGGGGCACCGTTGTATGGCGACTGGTTTGAACATTGTCCATTTTCGCACCAGTTGTTTGGATTGTGACACCACCCCATACTCCCGTGCTCCCACCAGTATTGACCTGGTCCATACCTGTCAAAGTATGCACCGCCGGAACAGATAATCGTCCTCTCGTTATATGCAGAGACTCCCTGGGCAGCTCCGAAGAGAGCAATGCCGGCTACCACTGCCAAGCTTAAAAACAATTTAGATAGAACGTTTAGTTTTTTCATAGATTGTCAAAAAAGCCTGCATTGGTATAGCCGATCAATTGCCCGCCTTGAGTAAATGCCACTTGTAGGGATTTACCATCTTCTCCATGCCAGGTATAGAAATACGTACCGACTTTTTGACCTCTTTCGAGTTCAAGTTTGTCAAGGTCGACACCTAAGTTCTGAGTTGCAATTACATCTTTGGCCATTTGCTCTAACTGAGCTGCGTCATAGCGAGGAGTCATATCCATGAACTCTTTGGGCTCGCCAACTTCTTTTGGCCGAATGTATGCATCTAGAACTTTTCCGGTGGCAACATCAACTTGGTACGCATAATCCTGGGAAAAATAGACCTCAACTCCATCTTTCTTGAAGTTCTGAATGCCGCCAATTTTTCGAGAATACTGTACTTCCTGTCTTGGCTGGTCCGGAACTTTGTAGAGAAAACGATCATTCCAGTCGTTAATTGTGTTAATCGTTACAGCTCTCTCAGCTTCTGGACGGGCATCCAACTCCCGAATCTCATTCGAGACATCGTCATGGAGCTTCTTCATCTGCTCTGCTGTCTCACCGGCATAGACTCTTTCACCAAACTCATTGGTTGTAAACTCGCCGTTTTGTTGAGCATCAGCAATAGCATCCTGAAGTTTCTTGGTTAAGGATTCTATTTTCGCCTGAACTGGATCTTGTTGTGCTCCGACTGGTGTCGTCTTAGATGCAACCACACCAACGAGTACAAATACTGCCAGCAAGGGAAGGATTGCGAGATACTTTTTGGAAAGTTGATTGTGTACCTTCATAGCTTTTTATTTTTTCACCTCCTTTCTACAGCTTTAGTTATAAAAAAACCCAGACTTCGCTGTTAATCGGGGTTTGCAAGGGAAAGAGATTTGAAAGACTCTTGGTGTAAATCGATCTGAAGCTAGATGGGTTATGTATGGTAAGCGTAATCTTACATTTCTTACTTCTCATACATCAATGATTGCAAAACAATTTGAGAATGTCAAGTCCTGTTTGTTAGTGGTGTTTTGTGTAAGTCGCTATGGGAAGAACTATTGGAGTTACCGGTCTATATTTAGCTCAAGCTCTGCGAAGGATACGCTGGAGTGGGTTCCCCCATCGCTAGCGTGAATGTAGTAAATGCAGTCTGTTTTTTATTGGTTTAACACTTCTCTTATTCGGCTTACTTTAAGGATCAAATTAGTCACCTAGCTCGTTAATAAAGCTAAACAATTGCCCGCCTTGGGTGAAAGTAATGGAGAGTTGAGGTGTAAAAAATTCTTCCTTGACTGTAATGCAGGGAAGTCCATCTTGGAAACTATCAGCATCTTCCTTATTTATATCTGCTCTGCAGGTCGTGTAGGGGTGATCTAGCTTCCTCTTTTTTTGTTCACCTTTCCAGGTAAAGAAAAAGTTAGTATTTTGATCATTCTCGCCTTTACTTCCAGCCTCAAGGGTTAGTTTACTGAGATCTATTTCCCCGATCGCTTTTTGATGGCCCTGGATGAACTCGCGGGCTAGGATTTCTGCTTCAGCTAGTGTGTAGCGCGGTGTATAGTCATAGTCTTTTTGAGGGCTAAACCAGCGAGAGCCATCCTTATTTGTTCCCCAGCTACCTTCTTTGGGCGACATTTCGACAATGAGGTTTGTTTCTGTATCGATAATAAACCGATCAAAGTCCACTATGTAGCTTTCGACTCTTGGTTGTTCATCCTCGTTTTCGTTTGGATTCCTGATACATTCGTAGGTGGCGTTGGCATCCGGTCTATCCAGAAATTCTCTTATAGATGATACAGCTTTTTCCTGGTCTTCAGCAGGCCTGGCACTGACTGTGCACCATTCTTGTTGCGCTTGTTTATATTTCTGGGTATTTTTATCTCTGTAGGAAGGGTCGTTACTGAGCAAGTCTGTGAGCTCTTGCTGCAGTTGGTTTTTAAGACTGATAAGTGCATCGATGATAGACCCCTTGGCTAAAGCAGGTGATTTACTACTCATGAAACCTACAAACAAAACAAGGACAACTATGGTTGCGAAAGCTAGTGGTAAACGAAACGACCAAAATGGATTTTGGGGTGGAGAAAATGATTTATTCAGATCTGCTTCTAGTTCTTTTTCTTCCTTTACTCGGGCCAAGATTTGTTTCTCCAACATACTGATGTGCTTAAACTCATTTTTGCTCTCTTTAAGAAAGTATGATCGGATAATATTTTTTAGTTTCATATCAGTGATTCTTTGAGTTTTACAACAGCTCTATAAAAACGCATTTTTACTGCTGGCTCCTTGGAGTCAAGGGCATTGGCTATATCGTCAAAAGACATTTCTTCATTGACACGCAGTCTGATGATTTCCTGCTCAAGTGGCTTTAGTTTTTTTAGTGCAGAAGTAACTTTATTAATATCTTCTTCATGGGTGATCTTTGCTTCCAGCAAAACCTCCACATCGCTGTCGTCAAACAACTGAATGTTGTTTTGTTCAATTGATAGATGGTTTTTATTTGATCTGAACATGTCAGTTATGACGTGTCTGCAGATAGTAAGTAGCCAGCTTTTGAGTTGGCCTTCGCTTTTAAAATTAAAGTTTTCGTATGCTTTCATAGCTTTTAAAAATGTTTCTTGTACAGCGTCATCAACATCTTCCTGCTGAGACAGGGACTTTTTAGCAAAAAAATAAACTAGTCGGATGTAGTCTTTGACTACATTTTCAAAAGGTGGTTTCATCATGTTTTTAGTTAGTCCCGTCCCACCTCTTTACTTAAGTAAACGGGACGGCATAAGAAAAGTAACATTTTACTTACGTTCTTAGTCAATTATAGCGAAAAAATACGGAGATGGGGGAAGCTAGCGTCTATTTTCCTGAAGTAAGTCGGTCTTCTTAATGAGTTCTTTTATTTCTAAAACAAGTTTTTCTGCCTGTACAACCTTTTTAATGATTAGTTTTTTGACTTGTTCTTTGTCTGTGGTGGTTTTTAATACTGTGGCTTTCATTCTGAACCCAAACATATGTAAACACCTCAAGTAAGTCAAGCGCCAACAGGGGACACTTTCCAGTGTTTTATATACTCGTTGTAGTTTTTTATTATGTCGATGATCTTATTGCGTGATAATCCGGACAGGCTCTCAACCATTGCTACGTCAAACATGTTTGTTTTACCCGATCGCTGAACGCGCACATACTTCTGAAAATCTTGCTTTGTTATCTGAGTAGCCATAATAGTCCGCTAAGTGCTAATAAAATGATAACGATTACATACACTATCCCAAAGAAGCTGGCGAGGCGTTTTTCTAGTTTTGGATCGGCGTAGTTTTCTTGTTTCATAGGTTTTCAATAAGCAATTATCATCAACTTCCTCAAGAAGTCAAATTTCTGCTAGATTTCTACAGCACTCTGCTTTTTAGAAACTTCTCCAGCACTCCCGCCATCTTCAGGAGAAATTCTTTGTTGCTCGGTCACTTCTTTTCTGTAGGGCTTGCCGTTTTGAATAAAGATTTCCACTCGTCCAAATTTTACGCTGCGAATATCCTGAATAATCTTCTGCTCAGCCTTACTGACCATGATGGTATTGGTAGTTAGTTTATTTGTTTGGCTCATATTTCAATCTTTTTCTCAATGCTATATGCCAGTAGATAAGTGCTAACCAGAAGTCATTAGGGCCAGTATTAGCCCATTCGCGCTTTGATTGCCCCAGCTTATCCGTCACTGTGCGTGCATACATGGTCTGAGCGTGTTTTATCAGCACCTTAAATGCCGGATGGTCAGAAGAGACCGCAAATTTTATATTTCCCTGCCTTAGAGCAGAAATAGTCTCGTCCATTATTCTTGTACGGGAAGAGAGTACTTTTATTTCATCTTCAAACTCTGTGTTTTTACTTTCTTTTTCATCAAAAAATCTGACCACTTCGAGCATTTTCGGGTCGTCCTTGAACCAGCTTAGGTAAACTCTGTAAGGAAATTCCTTGGCTAAAGCAAAGGCTTCTTGAGTATAGGGCTGCCCATCGATTACTATTACTCTAACATCAAAGAATTTTATGAGGTCACTGGTTTGTTTCCATCGATCTTGGCCTTCTTGATCCTGGAGAATACCTATCCAGAAAATACCCAGCTTATTGCCAATCATTACGTGATTTCCCTTGCCAGAACCCATTCCGGTATCAATACCCATCACGCTATATTCTTCTGAGGAGTTGACCTTTGAGTCAGTCATGTTGCGAACAAAGAGGCTTGAGGGTATTTTTTGCTCACTTGATAAATATGGCAAACCCAAAACAAAGTTGAAAAAGTAAGTATCGTCATCAGCATCTTTTTTTTCTTTGATTAGATCCGCTGCACTTTTCCAGGGACAATGCATCTGGCTGATCCAATACCCTGAAATTGATCTTCCCGGATAACGGGCTTCCCAACTGCCTAATTTATTGATCTCTGTTGGAGTTATTTCTTTTCTGCACTTGTGGCAAATATAAATTCCACGACTTTCATCCACATTTTTATCCCAATCCATATGTTGTCTGAAATTGCAGTATGGACAATTAAATCGCCAGTGCTTCTGATCTGATTGCTCAAAAATCTTGTCTACACCATAGTCTGGAGTAGTAGGAGTTGAGAAGAAGTGTTGGCTTCTTATTTTTGAGTAGCCCATACGGGAGGTGTAATCTCTAACCACTTCTGGCTTGGATTTATCCAGTTCGTCATGAATATTGCGGTCTGAGGTAAGCATGATGGCTTCTTTTTCAGTGAAGGTTCCCTTGAAAAAGAGAAACGACTTACCGATCTGCTTTTGTTCAATCGAATCGGTATCTCTTGAGCTGACGCCTTCCAAGATGCATGGGTTTACTTTTATAAGTCTGTTAACCTTGCTTTTGACAAATTCGCTTACATCATCGACCGTTGGAAGCGTGTATATCTGGTTGATGCCCCAGAAACGGGCAGCATGAAAGGCTCGTAATATCTCCATCGTACTGGCGCCAACCTGGGAGCCTTTGCGGATTACCTGAACCGGTGAGCGGTCTGAATAGACATCAAGCATGAAATTATGATCCTCGAACTCAATGGGATTGCCATTCTCATTTTTTATTTCGTTCTCTGTGATCCAAAATAAAATACTATTTTTTTGATGCTCTTCGTTTTTTGTCATAATAGTCTTTGATTGCTTGGTCAATTTCTTTTCCTAGCTCGTCTTCCTCTGGTGTTGGTGGCTTCTGATCTTCTTCATTAATGGTATGAGCTATTTCAGACTTTCCCGTAGACAGACCAAGTTCTGTCCTAAACATTTCCCATAAAGCTTTAACATCACTAGTCGAGACAATTTCTCCTTTTCGCAGCTGTCTAATTTTCAGGTCGAGCGTGCGCTTAAAAGCTTCTGCTACTTTGTGTTTTCGGTTTGTAGCTATGCGCTTTGTTTCTTCACGGAGTGCTTCAAGGTCTTCTGCAAGCTTCATGTCTCGGCGCATAACCCATTGAAATTTCTTTGACCACGTAGCAAGAGTTCTTCTTGTTACAAGATCTCCCAAACGACCTCGTATACCAGCTAATTCCGGTGAAGTTTCAGTGAAGCCTTGGTGAAGTCCTTCCCAGAGGCGAAAGAGTTTATCAAGGGTCCCAGAATCGCAGTACACAAGCCACGCAACATATTGTTGTTCTGTCTCTCCTGACAACTTAGAAGTTGCCAGCTTTATCGTTGAATTTTTCTTTTTTCTGGTTGCCATATTTAATTTAATTTGAGACGTTTGGTTCTTTTGCGAATCAAGTCACAAAACTTCTCATCTCGCTCCATTAGGTATGCAACTCTGCCAATTTTATGTGCTGCAATAAGCGTGCTGCCAGACCCTCCGAATAAATCAAGGACCACCTGTCCGCGCCTACTACCACCTTTGACAGCTTTCATAATTAGCCACTCCGGTTTCTCAGTAGGGTGAACCATCTCAGTAACCGCTTTTCTGGGCATATCCCAGACATCGCTTTCATTTGCTTCGCCAGTGAAGATATGTTTTTCTCCTTGTTTCCAACCGTAAATAATACTTTCTGCCTTGGTTTTTCCTTTACCTCTTTTACCCTTCATAATCTGCTCGTATTGCTTTTTATAATCACTCCAACCGACGGCAAATGATGGCTTCACCCAGACAATCGCGCTACTAAATACAAAACCAGAATTAAACATCTGGTAATAAAATAAGGGGTAGGAAGTGTATCCGGTGCAAACATAAATAATGCCACCAGGTTTGAGGGCTTCTCTCATACTATTGAAAAATCCTTCTGTAAATTTTTTGAAGTCCTCTTGGCTTTGATCATCCCCAAGGATAATTCCTTTTTCCGTGTGGAACTTACCTTGTTTTTCTTTACTTGTGTGAGCAACGTTATAAGGTGGGTCAGTAAATACCATATCCGCAGACTTGCCATCCATTAGCTTTTTAATGTCCTCTGGGTTCGTAGAATCGCCGCACATGAGCCTGTGGGGACCGATTTGGTATACCTCTCCATATTTGGAAATTGGGTCTGTAATTTGCCTAATTTCTTCTTCCGTGTCCCAGGGTTTCTCATCTTCAGCTTCCAGAAGCATTGTGGTATCAAGAAGGTTACTGACTTCAACCTCGTTAAATCCGGTAATTGAGATATCAAAATCTGATTGCGTGAGGTCTGTTATAACTTGAGCCAGTTTTTCTTCGTCCCACTGATCTTCAATTTTATTCAGTGCCAGATTGAGAGCTTTTTCTTTTTCAAGCGGTAAAGAGACAGTAGAGTAAGGCACCTCTGTCCATCCCAGCTCTGTTGCTGCCCGCACCCGTTTTTCTCCTCCAACAACAACGTTTTTTCTATCTTTGTGAGTATTGATTACAACGGGGACCGGACACCCAAACTCAGTGAGCGATCTCTTGAGCTGCTCAATCACGCTTCTGGAGACTTTCCTTGGGTTATACTCGGCAAATCTTAGTGATGTGATGGTAATAGTAGGATATGTTTTGTCGGTCATAATTGTTTTAATACCTTTTTAATAAGCAACTTTATTTTTAGAATTAAGCGAGAATAAATAGGTATCACGGGACCATCTACTGGCAGTAATGGGATCAATCGTCTGCGTGTTTCTTCCTGCAATTTTCTTGAGACATGTCCTTCTTTTAGTAATGGATAAATCACATTTTTCATAAGCTATTTCTGTTAATTCGCTGTAACTCTTTAGCCAACTGATCTCTTTGTATGTTGTTCAAGCTGGCATAACGTTTTTTCATGGCATTAAACGGAACACCATAGCTTTTAGCCAGTTTTTTGAGCATCTTGGTTTTCTTTTGATTCATAGGTCACAATTTTTCTTTGTCACGCATTGTTTCGATAATATTTAGGACTTTTCTGCGTTTTTCGATGTCCTCAGAATATCTGGCCAGAATATCCTTCTTGGTTAAATTTTCCTCTCTGGCACCTAGAGGAGATTTTTTGACCACCGTTTCTATCACTTTGTCATCCGGAACATCGGTCAATGTGCCAATCGCAATCTCCATGCGGATGATTTCCTCATGTACCTTGTTATATATTTCTTCTAGTAATTCTGGTTTTGTTTTAATCATATTTTTAGTACTCAACTTGAGATTCATTTTTCTTAAAGGTTTTTTCATTCCACTCGAGAATTTTGCTTGTTTTTAGTTCAACGACCATATAAACTTTATTTCCGCTTTTATTATTTTTTGTGCCTTCAAAATGATACTTTGGGTTTTTAGGCGTTGATCCTTTAGATCCTGCTTTCATAGTTGATTCACCTCCTTTGTTTGAATAAGCAATTTGCCTATTTTTGTTATTACTGTTGTTGTGACTGCGTTGCCCAAACACTTGTATCGTTGGGTATCGCTCAAATCTTGTGTCCAATCATCAGGAAAACCTTGCAGGCGCTCACATTCAGTAGGAGTTAGTCTTCTGATCTTCAAACCATCAAATACTCCGTGTCGATCCTGGCTTGTAAGAGTAAACGCTGGCTCGCCATTGGTTTTAAACCTCCGACCATTTTGGCGTTTCCTTTTTCTATCAGGAGTTAGTACAGGAATTGCATACAGGCCGGTTTTTCCACCAAGCCCACCGGCATTACCTGCTAGAGTAGAAGCAATCCCATCAGCTGCATACACGCGCTGACCTTGGCTAAAATTTCTACTGTTTTGTTTGTTGTCTTTTATCAACATATCTCTTTTTCCAGTTACTCCACCTATGTAGTGGAGGTAGGTTTCTCCTGAATTTCGCAGGGACCCATAACGGGCATCAATCGTGCTCGAAATCCTCGGCCCGATTCTTTGTTTTGCCGGCTTCTTCTTATTAAGAACTGCGTAGCTTTCTCCGATAGGAAATATTTCTGGTCGACTCGTTTCTCTAAGATGTCCGACAATGAACACTCTTTCCCTGTTTTGGGGAACTCCGAAATTCTTGCTGTTAAGAACTTGCCATTGATACTCATACCCCAGATCGGAGAGAACCCCAAGTATTGTCTGGAAAGTTTTTCCTTGGTCATGACTAAGTAGCCCTTTAACATTTTCAAGGAGAAAATATTGGGGTCTTTTGTTTCTGATAATCCGAGCGATTTCAAAAAACATCGTCCCTCTGGTGTCTTCAAATCCCAATCTTTTTCCTGCGATGCTAAATGATTGACAAGGAAAGCCAGCACAGAAGAGATCGTGGTCGGGGATGTCTTTTGTATCGACTGTTCTGATATCCCGGATGTCGCATTCTCCATAGTGTTTTTTGTAGATTTGGTTTGCATATTTATCCCACTCATTCGAGTATTCGCATCTAAACTTTGAGCTAGCTTTTTCAAGTCCATATCTGAACCCTCCAATGCCGGCAAATAGATCTATAAATTTCAT